TGCTGGAGATGGCGATCAAGTACGAGGAAGGAAAGTCAATGCGCGAAATTGCGCAGGAAATGGGTGTCGACGCAATTACTGTCAACAATCTGGCGATAAGGGCCATGAAGCTCGGTTTGATTCGGAGGGAGAGATTGAGCGGCGCCACGGATGAGTTGATGAGAGAGGTCATGGCCAGGCTCGGGGAGGGGAAGACCATAGAAGAAATCGCGCAGGAAATGAATTTTAGTCCACGAAAAGTCAACGATTTGGTCAGAAGGGCAAGGTTGGTGAACGCTCCCGAGCCCCCCGCGGACCCGGGAGCTCCCGGCGTCGAGGCCGGGATGGGAAGACGCCTCCGGGATCCGGACGAAGAACCCGATTATTCGGATATGAGTTTGAGCGACCCGGAGATACAGGACTTCATCGAGTCGGAATTCGATCTCGCCGAGCAAGACAAGATCTTCGGTCGGTCCCGCTCCTTCCTGGCCGACTTTGATAAGGATTCATTCGTCCCCGGGAAACCGAAAAAGGTTTACCAGCTATCGATAGGCGCGCCGGAGAACATCCCGGACCAGACGAAGGAGGACTACAAGGAGCTGTGGAACGCCGGCGTCGGGTGGCGGGATATAAATCGCCGGCTCGGGATCTCCAACGAGGACGGCGCGCTCGTGCAGAGCGAACTCTTGCGGACCGGAGTGATCTCGAGGCGTTCCGCACCCGAAGGCACGAGCCACTCTTGGACAGGGGAGTTGCGGCCCCTCACGGCCGCCGAGGAGAGATTCGCCGAGCTGCTCCTTGCGAGCACGCCCAAAACGCAAATCATGGACGAACTCGGTTTATCGGAACGGGAGTACCGGAACGTCGCCCGATTTTTGTATCAGCGCGGCATTTCGCGGGGTGTCGGCCCCGCGGGCCGCCCCAGGAGGGAGCTGTCGGACACCGAGAAGGAATTCGTCCGACTTTACGGGGAGGGGAAGACCATGCCCCAGATCATGGCCGAACTCGGCCTCTCGCGTGGACAATACATAAATAGGTATCAATTTTTGCGCAGACGAGGCCTGGTGAATCCCAGCCGCGAGTTAGTGAGTCAAGGTCGGCGGCCCCTCACGGAGACCGAGAAGGAATTCGTCCGACTTTACAGAGGGGGGAAGGCCATGTCCCAGATCATGGCCGAACTCGGCCTGTCGCGTGAAGAATACATAAGTAGGTATCAATTTTTGCGCGAACGCGGTCTTTTTAGGGGTGTCGCCTCCAAGCGGCGCGGCCCGAAGCGCCTCCGCGCGAACATCGACAAGGAATTCGTCCGACTTTACATGGAGGGGAAGACCGTGACCGAGGTGATGGCCGAACTCGGTTTGTCGAGACGGGAGTTCCGCACCATCTACCAATATTTGTCGCAGCGCGGTCTTTTCAAGGATCGGTCTCGCCAGCGGCCCCTCACGGACACCGACAACGAATTTCTCCGACTTCGCCGGGAAGGAAAGTCCAGGTCCCAGATCATGGACGAACTCGGCCTGTCGCCTGAAGAATACGCGCGTACATCTGCATTTTTGCGCGGACGAGGCCTGGTGAATCCCCGCCGTAGGGGAGCGAGTCAGCGGCCCCTCACGGAGACCGAGAAGGAAATCGTCCGACTTTACGGGGAGGGGAAGTCCATGCGCCAGATCATGGCCGAATTCGGTTTGTCGGAACGGGAGTACGCCACCATCTACGGATTTTTGCGCGGACGCGGTCTTTTTAAGGGGCCCGACAGGCGTCGCAACCGGCGGCCCCTCACGGACACCGACAAGGAATTCCTCCGACTTCACGGGGAGGGGAAGACCAGGTCCCAGATCATGGACGAACTCGGTTTGTCGGAACGGGAGTACGCCACCATCTACGAATATTTGCGTTATGGCGATCTTTTTAAGGATCACCCGCGGCGCCGCCGCGGCCGGCGGCCCCTCACGGACACCGACAACGAATTCCTCCGACTTTACGGGGAGGGGAAGACCAGGTCCCAGATCATGGACGAACTCGGTTTGTCGCCTGAAGAATACACGCGTAGGTATCAATTTTTGCGCGAACGAGGCCTGGTGAATCCCCGCCGTGACCTGATGCCATTCCGCCGTGAATTTAGAGACCGTCAGCGCGGTCTTTCGAAGGATCCGAACGACGGCCCGGGAGCGGAGGCGGGCATGGCCGGCGACCTTCACGACTCTCCGGAAAACGAAAGATTAATGAACGAAGCCGTAGTCAGGTTCAGGGACGGGGAGAGGCGAGCCGACATCGCAGACCGATTGGGAATCGCCCCAAGCAGGTTGGATTGGTTGCTGAGGAAGGCAAGAGATCGTGGCCTGGTGGAGCTCAACCGGCCAGGGGGGAGGAGCAAGGACCCCGGGTTCATCGAATCTCAGCCAAGATTCGCCGAGTTGTTCAATAGTGGGGTGAGCAAACCGGAAATCATGAGACAAATGAATTTGACCCACGCCCAATACATGAGCCATTACGATTCGCTGAGACGCCGTGGCCTGAGAGAACCGTTCGGGCGAAGGGACGCGCGCCTGGATCCCGAGCTGACCGAGTCCGCGGAGAGATTCGCCGAGATGTACAACTGGGGGGCGAGCAAGACGGAGATCATGAGGGCGATGGGCCTGACCCCCAACCAATACAAACGCCTCTTCAGCGCCTCGCAAACGCGCGCCCTCATCGTCACCAGCCATCGGCGCGAACGCAAGCTGACCGAGGCCCTCGGCGGCGAGGCGGGGATGTCGTCCGCCCTCGTGAGGAAGGTCACCGACGACGACGCCCAACTCAACCTCATCTACTCGGTGCCCGGGGTCAGGACCAGCGTGGTGATGAGGAACACCGAGGGCGTCCCGACCGTTCCCGGCAGGAACGCGATCATGAAGCCCTATCTTCTCGCCCCCCACGTGAGCATCGACCATCTCGCACCCGACAACCCAGCGATCCGGTCGCTGGCGCCCGCGCTGGGCCGGGCGGGCCTCGGTTCGTACCCCGTGGAGGGACACAAGGTTCCCAAGATCCAGGGTCCGGTGGTCAGGGACTTCGCCGACGAGCTGATCGGCCCGAAGGCCGTCGCCGACGCAATATCCGGCACATTCCCGACGGCCGACGAGTTGCTGACTGCCTACGCGGTCAACGCCCTGATCAGGGCGAGGGCCGAGTACCTTTCCGACTCCGTCCTCAACGCGGACCAGGTAAACGAGGCAATCCTGTTCAGATCCGCGTCACTCGCCCCACATAATGTCATACTCGGGGGCCCAAAATTGCCCCAGAAACTGTGGGACACCTCGCAGATCGGCATCCCCTTGCACCTCGACCCGTTCAGCTACTTCGAGGGCGATTCCAACTTCCTCAAGGCCGTGATCGACGCGTTGCCGGAGCAGGTCAGATCGGGGCTGGCCTTCTCCCCCGCCGAGGAGAAGATACCTGGCGTGATCTACCAGGACAGGTCCTGGGGGAACACCTCGCACTTCGAGAGCATCATAATCAGGGAAGACGACGACATCTCCAGAAGGTTCGCCCCCATGGTCAGGAAGCAGGCGGAAATAGTGTTGGACCACGCCAGGCGACACGGCGAGCTGACGAAGAAGTGGGCGCAAACCGCCTACGACTTGATGAGGGAGGCTGGCCTGACGGACGCAGAGGTGGCTTTCGTTGTCAACGAACACTGGACGAAAGCATCAAGGTTCAAAGTCGCCACGGTGCAACCGGGGAGCGTGCTGGGTCACGCGGCGAGGCTGGGCGTGAAGGCGTTCTCCTCGAGGTACTCGCCGATAAGCCGGGGGCGCAAGTACGACGACGAATCCGAGGGCCTCCGCGAGGAGGAGGATTTCGGCCTGCACGAGTTCTTCCACCACTACCTGGGCCAGGGTTTCACCAGGCACGGGGAGTACGTAGCGTTCAGGGGTCCGGCCGATCTGATCGACTCCTACCACGGGCACTTGCAGTGGGCGTTCAACCAAGACTACCAGCTCGGCATGTTCGCGTCGAAGATCCTGCTGGAGGGGCTGGGCGCGGACACGAAGAACAAGTCGTCCACGCTCGACAATTACAGCAGCGAGCTGTTCGAGTCGGTCGCGAGGGCGATCTATGACAGGTTGCAGGAGATGCTCGCCTCGCCCGACGCCAGGGCAAGGTTGCTGGGCCAGGTCTTCCCCGAATTCGTGGGGGTGTCGACGGCCGACGAGCTGAGGATCGAGGAACTCATACGGAACCAGTTCAGGAATTCTTCGCGGCGGTTCAACGTTTCCCTGACCCAGTACGTCCCCGTGATGCAACTGATGACCGCCCACGATTTCCTCGTGCCGAGGGAGTACTGGCCGTACGGCGGGGAAAGCAAGATACTCTTCGGGGGGGACGCATGAGACGCAACGACGCCGCCGACACCAGGCCCATACTCGTGGTGGTCGAACCCGGGTCGTCCCTGGAGGCCGTAGGGTCGGCGCTCGCGTCCTTCGCGACCGCCGACGACGACGGGTTCCTCGCCGAGGCCCAGACGGAGTGGGAGGAAATCCGGAGCGCAAGGAACCACGCCGCAGGGGGCGACGACGATACTGATAGCTAACAACTATACGTCTATAATTGTTTTGTAATTGTCAAATCCCGCCCCCGGGAATAGAGGATCAAGGGCAGATGTCGCCAACCCCGTTCAACGTTCCGCTCAACGCAAAAATGGTCGCAAAACACGGAACGACGTTCGTGTATGCCCTGAAGGACGGGCGTATCGCGTTCGTGGATCACGCCAGGAACCGCATGTTCCTCGACGGCAGCAGGGACGTCGGATCGGGCACGTACGGGTCCGGGCACAACTCGGCCTGGGCCGACGCGCGACTCACGGCGGTCGCCGCCAAGGGCGGGTCGGCGTCGTTTGCGATGACCAAGGCGCTGAAACCCAAGCAATCGAGATCCCCCGTCGCCGAGCCCGAACCACCCGGGGAGGATTTACCAGACGAGCCGTTCGCGCGGATGCTCCCGTTCATCCCGAAAAAATTCCTCGACTGGGCGGCGTCGTACGAGGTCGGGGACCCCCTCCCGCCGATGATGCCGGGTTACGGAAGCGTGACGCTGTGCGAGAAAAACATAAACGACGACTCGTACTCTCAGGATGAGTACGGGGTAGAGCAAGTGGTCGACGCAGGGCTGAGAGCGTTGGGTGTGCCCGAGGTAAACCCCGCGCTTGCCTTCGCCCCGGAGCCCGAGACGAAGAGCATGCCCCCTTTCGAGCAGAAGGGAATCCTCGGCAGGGAGATTAGGGACATGGCGAGGAACGTCATGGACTCCATCCTCAGGGCCAGGGGTCTGTGGAAGGACGAGCTGAACAAGATTCGTTGCGGGTCGGGCCCCAATGCCAACAGGTTCACCGATATCTTCGGGACGGGTTGCGACGTGCCGGGAGCCAACATACTGGGGAACGTCGTGGGGGCGGTCCGGGGCGTGGTTGATGTGCCGGGTCCGGTCGACGAGATCGTCGGTAGGGCCGAGGGGGCGAGGGAGAAACTCGCCGACGCCGCGGACGGCCCCGACGTGCCGGGCTCGCGCCCGAGCCTTGCCGAGAGGCTGAGGGCTAGGTTGACCGGCGTGAGGGGCGGGCACACACCGCACTACGAGGCCGACAGACCCAACGACCTCGACCCGGCCGCGGGCATGATCGACACGATAGCGGCCAGACGCTCGGAGCGATTCGGATTTATCGGCCTGCGTTCGTTGGTGTCGAGGAACAAGCAAAGAGAGCGGGAAAAAAGGGCAACCGAGAGAGCAAAGAAAATACGGAGAATGTTCGAAGAGTTCATTGGGTCCGACGAACACAAGCGATGGGCCGCAGACTTCGAGTTGCGAACGGGAAGGGCGCCGCACCCCGGGGAGCAAATTGACCAGTTCGTTAGACACCATGGATGGACGGGTTCCTTCAAGGACGCGCAGGGCAACGCACTGGTGGACGCTTACCGCAGGCCCATCGGAAGTTTCATGGGCGGGGCCGACACCGCGGTCGTCAACGGCGCAATAAGGGATGACCTGACCCTCTTCGAGGCGATCGTCGAGCAGATAGTCCACGCCCCGGAGAATAATGGCTTGATGTTCGACCAGAAGTCGGACAGGGCGAAGGAAAGGTTACGGAAAGAAGCGGCGGAACGACTCGCCGAGTATATGCTCATGACGGCGGAAGGCATGCTGAACACGGGCGGCCCAGCGAAGCTGCCGGACGGAACCGACAACCCCGAGCACAAGAAGCGCTTCGCTGAGGTGATCCCGACGTTTATACGGATCAAGCATTGGCGCGACAGGTCGGCGGCCCCCGACTCAAATCTCAAGGATGCGTCCGTGATCACGGCCGTGACCGGCTTCTTCGGCGACGAAGGCTTCGTCGAACGCCCGCACCTCGACGACATGACCCCGTTTCCCTATAATCCCGGATCGGAGCCTCTAGACCACCTTAACGGAGCGACTCCCTTGTGGTTGCTTAACTCAGGAGACAGCGTGCCGTTCATGGCGACCATCACCATCGACCCGAAGTGGTTCGCCGACAGCCAATACCAGAAGGACAGTCTCACAGGATTCAGCTTCGACCATCTCGGCATGGACCCCAAAAGGGAAGCCTTCCTAATGCACACAGCCGATCACGAGTTGAGCCACATAGACGATTTCGCGCAGAGGCTGGGAAATAAGCTCGGGTATTTTTCCTCCTCCGCGGGGTACGGAGAAGCCGAATGGAAGGAGAGGCTGTCGCGCCAGAGATTCGACCCGGCGTCGGGGTCGTGGATAGACCGAATCGACCTCGGGAGAGACTACGTCCGGCTCGCGGAAAAGGACGCGAGCGGAGAGATCTTTGGTTATCGCCCCGTGTCCTACCTCGGGCAGCAGATCGAGAAACTACAGCAAGTATTGGACCCCGCTGCGTTGAAGACTCCCTACGAAAAGAAGAAGGCGCTGTGGGAGTTCTACATGTTCAACATCCAGTTCGACTCGCAGGTTGAATCGGCCTTCGCCAGATGGCTTGCAAACGAGGCGCCACGCCACGGCGGCCAACGCCTCAGCAAAGAAGCGCAGGCAAAAATGCTCGAGCAGATCCGGGAAGAGCTGGCGATACGGGGCTACACGGATGAACACGGAATTCCGTTACTCAATTTCTGGAGGGACTTCCTGGACACGCCGCTGGGACGATGGAACAAGGACGAGGGACGTTTTGAGTTTCCGTACAACCCGCTCACCGGTAGGCGGGATACGACACCGTTCAACTTAATAGATGGCAGGCTGGGACCCTTATCCGGTGCTACGAATCAGCCTGTGCATCCGAGGAGTCTCGTGCCGGGCGATGTTGACACCCCATTCGGCCAGGCGCGCCTCGACAACCTCGTCTCGAATATGCTTCACGGGTTCATCGGCGGGACGTACGCGGGAGAGAACGACTACGAATTCGCCGCCGAGCTGAGGAGCCACCTGAACAAACAGGGGGCGCTCGCCGAGATCCGGGAGTTCCTCGCCGACACGGAAAGGAACTCGCACAACCTTGATGAAAACACGTTTATGACCTTGGTCGCGAGGTACGTCGGGCAGGACGAGGTGTACCGGCTCTACGGGAAAAAAGCGCCGCGGGGATCAAACCAGGGTTTTGGGCCGTTTGACGGGGGAGCCCCGGGTGGCGGCGGGGGAGCCCCGGGTGGCGGCGGGGGAGCCGCGATCGGCAGGCCTCCGATCCTCCTGGGCCCCGGCACCGGACCAACGATTCCGACCGTCCCGAGGGCCGACGACCCGGACGTCCCGGGCGACGTCCCACCGGCTCCGGATGCGGGCAGGTTGAGGGGTTCGGGCGTGGGGCCGGACGTCCCGGGCACTGGCAGGCGTGGACGAGAAGTTGTTATTGAGGATGTTGACGGACCAAAACCCGAGGCTCCCCCAAGGGTCACCGGCACGGGAGTAAAGAGACCAGTCAGACCCAAGACCGACGACGATCTCGTCGAGCCGACGGTCAGACCCGAAACCGACGCCGATCGAGTCTCTCCGGAAAGACGAAGAGCCGACGCCGACAAGGGAAGAAGGATGCGCGAACTATTCGACGACGACGAGTCCGCCGTACCGGTGGCGACGGTCCCTGAAGCCCCCGAATCTTCGGAAATACCACCCGGTAGGGAAAGGGACCGGCTACGCGTGACTGAAATCCGCACGCAGGAACTTCCCCGAAGCCGGGCCCGAGTGTCGGAAGCCGAAACTCGCCACGACGACGCCCTCAGGCGAGCGAGACGGACCGGATCCGACCCGGACAGGGGCGGGGACGGCGACCCGGCCGCGTGGGCGGAGTACAGGGTGGCCTACGAAGATTTGAACGAGGCGGACGCGGAAAACAATCGGTTGTCGCGCGAATCCAGGGAATTGGAGGAGCGCATATCGAAAAACGAACCGCCGGCGCTCGGCCCCGAAGGGGCGCACCAAGGTTCGTCCACCGAGATGGAGGAGAGGAACATGCAGTTCCTCGACGGTAGTTCGGCGGACGGACAGATTCGGATGACCAATAAGGAAACCGGAGAGACCGTCTACGTTAACCGAAGAAACCGCGAGGCCATGGCGGATCTGAAGCTCCACGGCTTCGTCCCCACCGACCGCGCATCCAAGCGCAAACCGACGGCGGCGCGCCCGGACGATCCGGACAATCCACCGCGCACAGCCGCAGCGCATCTGATGCTCGTGGACACCAAAAATTCTGATCTAGCGCGAGTGATTATCTACGATCCGAAAAACGGCGATCTCAGGGTCACCTACAAGGACGGGAGGGTGGTGACGTTCAAGAACGTTTGGTACGAGCGAGCGAGGAAGGCCGGAGAAGACGACCGACCGGACGATCTCATTGAAGCTCTGGAGAGAGAGCAATTCCAGCAGATCAGCAGGCCCATCGGCAGATTGGGCGACGACGGGCAGGGGAGCGGACGGCAGACAGGACCGAGGAAGAGAAACCGGGGCGGTGGCAGGTTCCACAGAATGGTCAACGATAGCGGTGACGAGATACTCATTTCGGTGGACGACGGAGACGGTTATTACGACGCCCGAAGAGACGGATACAGGGATCGCGGGATGGTCGGCAGCGCGGATGCCGGGATGTTGGGAAGATTGTCTCGCCGGGACCAAGAAATCATCAGGCGGGAGTCCAATCGGTTCAACGAGGAATGGCGCCGTCAGGATCGTCCCGGGATCGGCGCGGAGGCGGGGATGGCAAGCGGCGACAGGTCTCGCACCGTCGGAAGGGTGACAAGGGGAACGCTGAGGGACCGCGCCCTGGCCAAGTTGCTTGACAAGATTTTGAAAAGAACCGGGGCGGACGAGGAAACCAAGGAAAAAGTTAAAATAGGCCTCGGATTGGCAACGGCGTTCAGCGCCGGGGGGCCCGCCGGCGCGGCTACCTACGTCGCGGTGGAGGCGGCGAGAAGAGGCGGAAGGGATCTCGCCGAATTCACGATAGACGAATTGCTCAAGCGAGGGAAGATAGACGCCGAACAAGCGCGCAGGGCCATGGCGGCCGTCGACAGAATAGCCCCGGACGGCCTTCCGGACGGAGCAAGGAGACAACTCGGTAGGGCTTTCTCGGAAGCGGCGGATCTTTTCAACGAGCGAATCAACACCCCCGAAAACAGAAGAAGGCTCGCCGAAATGGGCGAGGGGATCGTCGATTCGGCTAGGGGGAGGGCGCGCGAGGTGGGTCGGCGAATAGGGAGACCGCGCGGCGACGTCGCAGAGGCCGGAATGGGCCTGCCGCAGGGCGAGGTACCGAACGAAAAGTTGCCGGCCAGAAATAACTGGTTTACGTCAAATAAAATTAAAAAGGGCGGAGCACTTAAAGCGCAGGAAATTTTGAATTTTGACAGATTGCGCCGCAAAAATCGAGATGAACAGGCATCGGTTTTGGGGGTTACCAGGGAAATTATTGACAAGATGCACGAACCAGACGCGTCGATTGAGCCGTTCGACGCCGACAGGCTTGTTGTTTCGGCCCTTGGTGCTAACCCCATGGAGATTTTTGGAGACGCATGGTTGATGGCCGATAAAACGCCGGAGCGGCGAAAACTTCAAAATATTGGAAAACTTGATGATCGCGATAACCGGATCTTGGAAATACGGGCCAATGGTGGAAAAGTCCAGGATATTGCTGACGAATTGAAAATAAGCAAACAGCGAGCGAGCTTTTTGCTGGATAGGGCGTTGCGAAGAAATGAAAGGGATTTAGATTCCCAGGCCGAGGCTGGCATGGCTGGAGCACGCCGAGAAGGGGGAAGCACTTACGGCAGATTAGTGCGCAAACACGCGGACGTCGTCTCGACGAAGCGAGACGAGATAGACGAAGCGCGACGCAGTCTCGCGAACGCTGCCCGTGGCGCGCGTCATCGGCGTGGCCAGACCCCGGCGGAGAAGAACGCCATCTACGAGGAGAGGGCCGCCATCTATTGGGCGATGAACAAGCTTTTCTCGGGAAATTTCCGGTTGGACAGGGAAAATGCCGGCGTGCGCGACGTGCGCATCAGGGTGAGGAATTCCCCGTCGCATGTGACCGCCAACCGCAACGGTGGATTGAGGATAGAAATACCCATGGAACTCACTTCGCCTGACGGCAAAGTCCTCTACGGGCACGCCACGAACTTCGTCAACGTAAACAGTCACGGCGACATCGAGATAGAGCACGCCGATATCGTCGTCTATGATAAATACCGGGGCATGGGTCTCGCCAGCGAGTTCAACGCCCGCAACGAGAACATTTACAAGGCGATCGGGGCAAGGAGCATCACGCTGAAGGGCACCTCGTCGTCGTTGCCTGACTCCGACAACCCGGAGATGCCGGACATGGTCTTCCAGACGGGGGCAACCCACTGGGCCAGAAACGGGTTCACGTGGCAAGACGAAAAGTCCAAGCAGAACTTCATCGGCGTGATCGACAGGGCGCTCCGGGACAGGCCGGAGATCTTCTCCACGGAGGAGAGGCAGAGGATCGGTTCGCTCTACAGAAAGGGCGGGGACGGCAAATTCGAGACTCGCGCCACCGCCAAAGATCTCGTCAACTTCGAGAGCGCGGACAGGCTGTTCGCCGAGGACGGAGCGGTCGTGCACTACAGGAGGGACCTGGTTCCGCCGGGGCGAAGGGACAAACCTGGTCTCGGCCCAGAGGCCGGCATGGCGGAGGCGGGGAGGGCGATGTCCCGCGCGGACGCAGTAAACGCAGAAATGGAGAGGCGTAACGGTCCGGCGCTCAAAAGGGACACGGATGCCGACGCAAAGACCGTCATGGCGATGCCGCCGCCATTTTCGGCAAGGGACTCGCAGACATTGACGCAAGTGACTGCGGATTCCGACGCGCTCACCGCATCGATCGCCCAGCAGAGAAAGGCCCTCGTCGAGAAGTACGCACCGGGCAGGCACGGCGAGCCAGTTGAGTCCTATGCGGACGAGCTCATGGACAACATGGGCGTCGCGCGCGAGAGCGGATGGTCGTGGCCCGGTGGCACGCCCATGACGTTCAGCGAGCAACTGGACCAAGCCATGGACTACTTCCTGAGGACCGCCGAACAAGACGGCAAAGAAGATCAGATTCCCGACCCGAATGACAGTTTCGAGGACAGGGAACTCAACCACATGAAGGGGGCGGCCAAACTGGCGGCCCTCGAGCTGGCCCAGACCGAGGAGGGAAGGAGGGAGGTCAGGGAGGCGATGGCGCAGGGGTTCCTCGATGTTTTGGCTGGGGCCGAGCCGGCACTGGAGAAGGACCCGTCACTGAGGCGGGCCACGACCATCAGAATGCACATTAACGACAAGTCGGATTGGAGAAAGTTTGCCGGATATGCGCAAACGGAACTCGGTCGAGACGGCAAGGTCAAGCTCGTCGTAACGCTGAATCCCACCATATTGGCCTTCGACTCGAGTTTGTTCTTCGGATCCGACGAAGGCCCGTTGTCCAAGGGGCAGGGTCTGTCTGAAGTTATCCGCTTCGCCGGCGCCGACGATTATCACTTCGGGCTCGGCGTGCACGAGTACGCGCACTTGGAGCACTACAAAACGTGGTACTCGAGCCTCGGGTTGCAGGTCGGACGGGACGCGCCTCCGTTGTCGGAGCAGCTGGACGGCCGCCTTGACAAAAGCCTGATGGGAACGGAGATCGCCCGGAGACACAATTTTCCGCAGGATGCAACCTGGGACGACGTTCGGGAGACATTCGCCAAGACGAATCCCTTACGAGACCCAGCGAACTTGGAAACTCACGCTTCAGTTATCGAAGCGACACCCGAGGAGTGGGTTGACGTACAAGAGTCGCAGAAAACCCACGACATCAGTTGGGTCCACCTCGCTCCGCCCCTCGACCACTCCATGAACGAGATAGTCGAGCGCCTCTACAGGTTGAATCAAGTTCGGGACCAACGCCGAAAAGAAGGTGGCGGTTTTACTGGCGAAAGCATGCGAGAACGACTAATGGAGACCATGGGAACGGCGGGATCCACAAGAAAGAACGTATCGGCAGACAATTTCAGCAGGATGGTGGACGCGCTGCAGACATACGACGACACGGCGGCCAATCCGTTTGCGGGCACGTTTCCCGAGAACCTGACAGAGGACCAGAAACGGTCGATAATCGCAAGGAACAAAATGCCCGAAAAAGTGGGGAGTTTCTTCCTCGCGTTGGACGACAATTCGGACGAAACGAAGTTCCTCGGGCCCGAGGACGTGAGAAAGATCGTGACGGAGGTGCTGGAGGGGCAAACGCCGGAAGAGTTCCTGGCCACGCACAAGCGGATCATGGATCAGGTGCTTGGTTACGACTCCAAGTTCGCCTCGACGCTTGGCGTGCCGACCGACGACGTCATGCGGGTTCTGGGCAGGTCGTCGAAGTACGGGCAGACGAACATCTTTGAGGCCGTCGCCGAGGCCCGCGTTCTGACCCTCTACGCCGAGCGTTTCCGCGAGGCGCTCAGCGTGAAACAACTCCAGCAAGTCGAGGAGATGATGGAAATGCTGGAACGGATAATTCCGGACGGGTCCGTTGACGTGGCGGTGCGGAACCTGACACCGGAAGCGAAGGAGCATTTTGCTAGGCTGGAGAGAATGTTGGGCAAAGTGCCAGCATTGAAACTTGACTGGGATTCCGTCCGGCAATAAGGGGACCCAAGACCATGCGTGAGCGCGTTTTCGTTACAGACCGAGGCCATTTTTACATCATGTCCGAGGACGGCCAGACGACGTGGTACAAGGTTGTGGTGCGGAACTCCTCCCTCGAGCCGTACGAGTGGGGTTGGTTGCAGGTCAACGAACCCGAACAGAAGCCGACGATCATAAACGACGACAATCTGGAAGAATGGCGCGAAATCTGGAATAGCCGATGACTCGTAGAAAGATAGGTTCCAGGCGCAGGGGTCGCGACTCGTTCGTCGACGACAAGACCGATGCCGCCCTGTCGTCCGTGACGCAGCTGACGGAGACCGTGAGGACCAAGATCTTGCGACCCATCGGCGCTAAACCCCTCCTCCCGCCCCACCTCGTGAGGAACGCCGACCTTGACCCCTACGTCTACGAGGGAATCCCGTGGATCAACAGGGGACGAGGGATCATCGACCCAACTCCGGGGAATTTCCAACCCCTCAACAGGAGGCTGAGACGGGAGGCGCAAGCCGAGCTCGGAACCCCGAAACGAATGAGCGCGATGCGGCCGAGCCCATTGATGACAATGAGCCACGCAGACGGGCCGATGGCGGCCATGTACAGCTCGAGAATCTTTTCCAGGCCCGAGAACATTATGTTGATGGACGAAATTTTCGCCTCCGTCGAGGAGGTCGAAACCCGTGTCGACGCGGTACTGGGGACGAAACCGAAAACTTTGAGGGATGCGACCGACAGCCTGAAGAGACTGGAGAATTTGGTCAACTCAAGAGAGTCCGGAAGCAGCAACTTCAAACTAGATATCCCGTATTTCGCCTCCCAGATGCAACCCGAACTCAGCGCAGTGAGCCCGCGGTTCTCGGGGGACAGTACCCCGATGTCCAGCTACGACTACGGCGTCTACTACGGCGTGGCCGCGAACGTTCTCGAATATCCCGAAGCCTTCAGGGATGTCCATCTCCTCGTCGCGGCGACAAACCCCCCAGACGAAGCGACGGAAAGTGATCACGCCGGGGGCCGCAGCGCGGCGTTGCCTACCTATTACCTCATATCGCAGGACTCCCGAAACGAGCGTCAAACGCGGTTGGCAGGTCTATCTATGCCCCAAGAGGCGGTCTCGGGCGCCAAGGACATGAGTCAGTTTGCGATGGATATACTAGGAGGCAGGGTCACCAGCGGCGCGCGAATACCGATAGCCATAATGCTACCGATCTACAAGAGCGAAGGCCAAAAAGGCGCCCTGATGAGGCTTATCCCCTCCGGGATGCTCAACCTGTCGCTGCAAGTTTTGCGACAGGACCCCAACAAGGCGTACGGCAAGATCGCGAACCCGCCGGGCGATATGATGGAAATGAAAAAACAACTTCTCGATTTCTGGCAGAACGTGTTGGATCAGACCGGCGAGACGACCCAACCGCTTCTGGATTCCGTGGCAATGTCGGTAATAGTGGGCGGCATCCAGGAAATGGAAGACCTAGAAGGAAAGATAGCGCAGATGAGGAGCGCCAACTCGCAGGTGCCGAACGAGAACGCCCTTCAATCGATCCGATCCCTCGAGCAACGAATGGCCGAGGTGTACTCCCATACGAATAAGGCCGCGTCGCTCGTGGTGACCACACATGAGTTTGGGCACGGGCTCGATTTCATCGGTGATTACAAGAATTCCCCTGGGTACAAACAGGCGATGTCTAAGGCGTCGACCGGGATAAACAGTCAATACGAGGAGGATCGGGATCTGTACACCCTGGCATCCCTGCGATTGGGAATGGACCATCCGATCAGGGACGATCTCTCGGAGATGGTGTCTCGCGATTTCGTCAAATCAACGGTCTTGGAAATGATTCGCGCCAAGTCCGAATTAGGGGATTTTCCGATTGCTCTAGCTATCGCCAATGACATAAAGGACGAGCTTTCCGAGTTGGACCCGCTGATTGACTCCATCCTGACCGCGGGGATCGGAGATTCGGACAGACAAAGGTTGGTCAACCTGTATTACAAGGGATTCGCCGACGACAGCCAACATGGGCCGGCGGTGAGTCCGAAGAGACTCGAAAAAACGACTGGCGAGATAATCAACTCGGGCATCATCCGGCGCGATCTGCTCTACCAGCCCGAAAAATTGCTGCGAACGGCCCAGGAGGCCATGGATCGGTTGAGGCAGATCGGGGAGAAAAGCATCGCCAGTATCACGAAACTGAGCGACATGGATCAATACAGGTTCTACACGGAGAGTATAGAACCAATGATCAAGGGCGCCTACAAAAAAATAGACAGATTGCCAAAACCGGCCCAGCGCGCCGTGGCGTTGGTCTCGGCGGTTGTGGCTGCGCACAGCAAGCACACCAACGGGCTCTACGCCTACATCTCCAACTCCCGCAACGCTTATGCCGATGCGCAAAACAAAATCAAGGGTTTCGATTACGCAAACGACTGGTTCGTCAACAATGTCACCCAGGAGATGATCAAACAAGTCAACATAGACGGGGGCAGAATCCTGATGACAAACCTGATCTCAGAGAATCCAGCAGTCGTCAAGGAATTCATGGAAGTTTACGGGCGGCATCACAACCGTCCCTGGTTTGACCAAAACGGGGCGTTCAGCCCGACCGAGTACCTGAAGGACGCAACGAGCAACGACACAACAATGCTCGCCCAGGTGGTGAACAGGTGGTACGCCGTCCAGGGTAGCAACGGCTGGAAAAACCTTACGGATGACGAAATCAGGCTCGTCCAGTCGGCGGTGTCCAAAATCACGGATTACGCAGGTCCAGCGGACTACGACAACCATAACTTCCTGCCAAAGTTCCAGTTGGCCAGCAATTCGGAAACCTATGCGGAATTACATCCAGTTATGCTGATGAAAATGGAGAAATTTATGCGAAAATTGAATGAGAAAGAAAGGCGTGCCGTGGAAAGACTGCACGCCGAGATGATCGCCTGGGCCAGGTCGGTCATGAACAGAACCAGCGCAGGAGGCTGAACACAATGGACTACGAAGAAGACAAAAAAGCTATTGAATTGAGACGGAAGATCGAATCGATGAGCCGGGCCGAACTCAGGGCTTTCATAGGGATGCCAAGCAACGCCGAAGCGACCGCGAGCGTCATGAAGATGCTCGAGAAGAGGGCAGATCGTTTCTTCCCGCCCTACACGAAATCACGCTTCCAAAGGGCCCTTGAATCAACTCTCGCGCGTTCGATACAAAACGGAGACACCCCCGAACAGCAGGAGCTGCTGATGACAATAGCCATACCGATAATCGCGAAAACCCACGCGGACAGGGCCGAGGCGGCCCGCGTCTCGACTGACGGGGAGGTCGCTGAGCTCGAAAAAATCAGTCACAAAATCCGGAGGATGTTGAACGATGCCGAATGACAAAATAGACATAAAACTCGACCCGCTCGGCGGCCTGCTGCCGCAGGAGGTGGTGACGGGCGATATCTTGAGGGGCTACGGGCCCAGAAGGGGCAACCTCGAGAGGTTGCTCCGTTACTGGCGTCCGATCATGAAAAAGCCCGGTGGTTTCCGGAGGTGCAGGGTGATACTCGCGGACCACCCCGAGCTCTACCCGCTGAACAACATCTGCGCCTGGCTGCACCACGAGACGACCGGCCTGTGGCCCAACGAGGGTTGCCATCACCCCGGGATGAAGAACTGCAGGAGGAAGCTGCGCGGGGTCGTGAGCGGGTCAATCTGGAGCGACTCGGATTTCGACGATCGGCTCAGGAAGCTGACCCGCAGGGTGGCGAAGAAGAAGGACCTGCGGTCAAGCGGCGGCATCGACTCCGCCCCTGCGTACGAGCCGTTCGTTCCGGTCGTGACCGACGACGACTGGGATCACGCATGGGAGGTCATGGATGATTTCGTGAAAATGGAAGCCAAGTTCGTGGCGTTCATCTGCGATGACAGCAACTGGGAGATGTTCGACGCGGATGTCTGACGTGACCGAAACGACGGAATGTTGTCCCCGAAAAGGGACGATGGTCAGGACGATACTGCCGTCCATCGCCGTGTCGAGGGACAACGTCTACACCTTGCCCTTGTCCGTCGCGACCAGCAAGCAGAATGCGGTCGACTTCAAGTGCTACCAGATGGCCAAGGTCGGCCCCGACGGCGCGATCTACGACCACAGAATCAAGTTCAAGGTCGGCCTCGTCGGGTCGTCCAACCCGGTGGGCAGGGCGCTTCAGTCGGCGGTCGCCGTCGCCATGCCCGGCAACATGTCCACGGTGAGGAGCCCAGGCAGGTCGGCGATGTGGTCGGCCTTGACGCCCGGGGGCGGCTCGCCCGTGTCATCGATCGTCCAAAACCCGCTAGCGAGGGCCGCCGCGGCGTCGTTTCCGAAACCCGACAGGGGATTCCGTTGCCCGGAAGGGTTCCAGTTCGGCGGACAATTCACCGACAAGTACTACTCAACGTGCGGCAAAAAACTGTTCGCCCTCGCCGTTTCGATCCTGACGGGCGCCTCGCAGACGCTGGAGTTGCGCTCCCCGAGTCTCCCGCGCGAATTGAACATTTCGGGCGTCCCCGTAAAGCCGATCGGGGAAATGGGCCAGGTCTCCGTGATCAGGAAACCCGAAATCGAGATCCCTAAGGTCGGTTCCCCAAATTTCGGGTTGTACAAATCGGCGATAAAAAACGTGTCGTCGGAAATGACGGACTTTTCCAGACCGGTGGCGAGGCTGGTCAGGCGGGATGGCGTCGTCCTCAGCCCCCTCGTGTCGCCGACCGTTCTCAGGACCGTGCCAGACAATAGGAACATGGACGGGGCCGCGTACGTCCTGTACGTGGCCAAGCCGGCGCAGATAGGCGGAAACGAACTGGGGATGTTCTCAAACAGCGGGATAAATGCCCTCGTTTACGTTTTGCCGAACGGCGGCACGCTCACCCTGAGGAAGACCCGCAACCTGAGCAACGGGGAGAGACGAAAACTCGGCAGGCTCGTGGCCGAGGCCGAGCACATGCAGAACGGATCCGACGCAGGAGCAAGAATAGAGCACATTGCCGCGGAGATGGACGGCCCTGTCGCCTACGAGCAATCTTTCGGTGATCTCCGCGGGCCGAACGACATGATCACCGTCATGGATCCGAGAACGAAAAAACAACGCCAGATGCGTCGCTGGTACCGCGACGCGTTCGCGCTCGAGAAGGCTCCGCGCCAAATGTCCTCTCGGCCCACCCAGATCGAGGACGAGGCCGGGATGATCGACGATCTCCGCATGGCAGTGAACATGCTGAACCAAGGGGGCCAGATCGGCAACATCGCGCCCGAGTTGCGGATTCCCGCCCTTGACCTGAGTCCTCTTTCGGAGAGCAGGCGACTGAACAACCGCATGACCCGCTACAGACTCGGCGACGACCTGCTGACGGCCGTGACGCCCACTCTCGCCAACGAGCACATAGGTGTCATGGTCGCCGCCGAGGTGCAGTCCCAGTTGGGGGCATTGTCGCCAGAGGTCTGGTTCACCGGTTCGGGCTCGCGGAGACCCTATATAGTCTCGTACCCCAATGACTCCGAATCCCTCGGGCGATTCGCCAGGAGCACGGGGATGGACCTGGCCGACCCCGAGGACATGGTCAGGTTGATGATCGCCGACATGCTCACGGACGTGAGGGAAAGGAACCCGTCCAACCTGTTCACCGTCGGAGACTCGTCCCAGAAAAGGACCTTTGCGGGGCCGGTCGCGTCATCCGGTGGCGCAGGCCTGACGAGGAACGAGCTGGAGCAGAGAATCAACATGCCCAAAACCGCCGTCCTCAACGAGCTGGAAAACTCAATGTACAGAGCGTTCTTCATGCGCCTGCGCAAGGAGCAGAGAAGGCGCGCGGAGGCGTTGCTGGAGGAAATACTTGAGCGAGCACGGCAGTTCGATATGGCAGAATTCTACAGGCGCATGGCGATAGACGGGAAACTCTCGGAGGCAGAGCGCCGCCACATGGAAATAGTCTCGGTAATCTACGACAACAGGGTGAGGTTACTCTCCGGATCCCTGAAGTTCATCAGGAACGTCATCAATGGGGTCTGAAACTTTCTTCTCCACGGTCAACGACTGCGACACGAACACCACCTTCGCCGTCGTCGTTCTTGACGAGGGGAGAATGACTGCCCACGGCTCGGTCAAGCAGGGCAAGGACTGGGCGGGCTGGGTGAACGCGGGCGCCAAATCGTTGGACCAGATACGTCTGTCCCTCGACCCGTCCCTCAGGATGACCGAGTTCGTCCCCCTCAGCAGGGAGAACCTGATGGCGAGATACTCCCTGTTCGGTCCCACGACCGCGAAACATCTGATCGCACTGATAGAAGGCGATGCCCCGAACGCGCCGGTGAGCATCGAGTTCCCGGACATCGAGTCCAAATCGGCGGAGACCGGAGACACCGAGGCGCTCCCCCCGGAACCCGTGGAGGAACAGGAACCCGAATCGGAACCGATACAGACCTGGCTGATGTCGGACGTCGGCATAAGCATGTTCGACGTGCAGATCAAAAAGGACGCCGTCGAATTCAAAGCGAGGCAATTCACCAGGAACAAAAATTTCGCATCGTTCATCACGTGCGTCAAGGGCTCGAAGGCAACCGTGTTCGACGGTCGCTGGAGGGCGATGCCCAGGCCGGCGATGGATCTGACCAACGTCCTCGAGAGGTTCGACAGGAAGATAAAGACGAACGCCTTCGTCTTCCTCGACAGGATCGGTTACTTCGAGAAATCGGCGCCGATCGGTCTGGTGAACCTGCCCCCGCCCCACATCGTGAGGGACGCCGACTCCGACACGCTGATCTACGAGGGAATCCCGTGGATCAACATGGGACGGGGAATCCTTGATCCGACCCCGCTGGGGATGGGCGAGATGATCCGCGGGGTGAGGTCATTCGGCGGTGGGATGGCCAACATACTCAACAAACCGTCCAGGGTGTCGAGGATGACCAGACGGAACGCCGAAGCCGAGAGGATCAACGCGCTGGCAGCGGCCACCAACGACTTGAACCGCCTAATTCCCAATGCCTCGCAAAACGCCGCGGGAGCCAGCAGGCTCAGGAGGCGGCTGTCCGACTTGGCCGACAGCATAAAGCCAGCGACGCAATCCTCCTTCATCGGGGACCGGCCAAGGACTAGGAGGGAAAACAGGCGGATCCTCGAGGGCGAATCCCGCCTCGCACAGGCAGGCAACCTCGTCTCGCGTCCGTTCGGCGATGGACCGATGGCGGCGATGCGAAACGAGAGGGGCGAGTCACCGGAGACATCCCCGATCGTCCGTGCGGCCGAGCAAAGAACCGAGGCCGACATCGCCCGGGGCTCCAGCGGCGGCCAAAGATCCGGTCACGGGAAAAATCCCCGCAAGGACGGGGAGCGCATACTCGACAGGCTCTCGGCTCGTCTTTCACGAATCTCAAGAGGTTTGGGCCGATCCGACGCCGCGGAGACCGCGGACATGGACGATGTCCCCGTTCCGCCCACCCCCGCCGATGCGCCAAGTGGTGTCGTCGGCGACCCGTGGCTGATGGACGATGCGTCGAAGCGAAACCTCCTGTCGGCGATCGACGCGCTCAGGGCGACGGAACCCAATGGCGCGCGCCGGCCCTTCAACAGCAGATTCGCCGAGGACGAAATAGAGTGGTCCGACTTCACGCCCGCCGAGCAGTCAAGTTTGGTCGGGCAACTCAGGTCTCGCCGGGACCAACTCGTCGCGAGCATAAACGAAATCATGACGCCCGAACTCCCCGGCGACCCGGACTACCGAGTCGACGGGGTCGTCACGCCCGAGTCGGTGGCCAACGCGGTGGCCGACGGCCACTATTTCCTGACGGAAGGCGGTGCCAACCTGTACCCGGACGTCACGGCCCTGCTCGCCATAGACGACATCCTCTCGTCCACGGACCCAGCGAAGCAGTCCTCTGCTTGGCGGATGATTGACGACAGGAACAGGTCGGTCGTGTCGCGGGCGGCGGAGATCCAGAGAAGAGACATGAGGGACGCCAGTCACCGGAGGACCCAGGGCGCCATCGGGGAGCGGACGGTCATCAATCCGAAGTGGCGCGAGCGGGGATCGATGACATCCCTCCTGCTGCCGCTCAGCAAGATCCAACCTCGTCGACTCGTGTTCACGCCCGAAAAACCGGCCGACTTGAAAAAGATAACGGAGTACACGGCGCTGGAGCAGCAGGCGATCATCGAAAGCGCCCATAGGCTGAGGCATGGCATCGCAGATTATCTGCGGAGCAAACTCAACATCGCGGGGGACACGCCCATGACGGAGGACGTGCTCGCGACCCGCATCTTGAACCTCGCCCCGGATGATGCGGCCAAGATCCAGCAGTACGCACACAACCTGATCGTGCTGGACGAGCTAGTTACCTCGGCCGCGCCCGTGGTCTATGGAACCCGGGGGCAGGTCGGCCCTTCGATGGAACCCTTGTGGTCGGCCCTCACCATCCCCGCGCGAGACAAGATCCTGTCGGAGGCGAACGTCGGGTTGGTCCCGCAGGTCTCCAAGACCAGCAAACCGAAACCAAGGAAGTCAAGGACGCCCAGGGTCACCGCCACGCCCGTCGCCCCGACGCCGCCCCAACAACCCACTTCGTCTCCGTCCCCCCCGAAAGGGAACGTCCCCATCGGATTGTCGCCGGTACAGAGCAGGCTCGGAGACTTCGGCGAGGCAACCAAGACGCCCGTCTCCGTGGTCGTGGACGCCACCAACCGAGTCGTCACGACGACGCTGGAAGACGGAACGCAGGAAACGAAGCCCCTGTCGTCGTTCGGCAGGCCGAACCAGTACGACCTTACCAACTCGCTGCTGATAGACGACGTGTTCTACGTCTTTGAACCCAGCCTCGGGCTCTACAGGGACCCCGTTACGGGCAACTACCTGACGGATTACTCGCAGGTGCCGATCTCGATTAACAGCCAGATCTCCATCGCCGACGCGCTGGGACCGGTGCAGTCATCGAAAAAATTGCCAGACCTCGTGAGCTACCCATCCATAACGCCGTCAAAAGACGACACGGGGAGAAAGTACGGGCTATCCGACGAAGGACCCCAAAAATTAACAGTGACCGAGGTGCTGGCCAGGGTATTCAACATTGACGAAGAGCTAGCAAAGGACCTTCTCGGGACGAAGATTTACTACGCCCCCGGGGTCTTGCCAGGCAAGTCCACGAACAGCTTTCGTCAAGCCGCCCTGCTTCTGCTGAACACATCGACACTGAACAACGCGATCCCCCAAGGCGAAAAACAAAAGCTTCAAATGCTCGACGTCGTCGACATCCCTGAGGGCTCTGACCCCATAGAGAGCTACCTCAACTACATAGGAAGGCCGGACATCGCCGTGGGCTACGTGGCGGCGGGCAGGCCAGCGAATTTCCTCGAATTTCAATCGCGCGCAACCCAGGCACGATCGCCACGGGCCAACGCAACCAATGCCCGGGAGGGGATGAACATCCCTGATACTAGCTTGCTCCCCGAGCATCTCAAGGGATACGATTTTAATCGCTACTACCGCTCCGCTATTCTGAGCAGCATCTTCGCGGCGGAAGACCCTTCGGACGATTTCCAAACGTTGATCCCGGGAATGGCAGCTGATGCGAAACCACGGGTCCGCAAGATGGTCGTGCTCTGGAGGCACCCCGACAACTTTTCCATGAAGCATCTGGCTTACCGCGACAACCTCACCCAAGTACAGGAGATAGCGCTAGCCGTCAACAAGGCCCTGTCGACGGACCACCCCAACGACTGGTTCGCGGCCTTTGAAGCGGTGCGAAACGCCTACGACCAAGCGAGGGAGAGGCGCCGGGACGCCCTCAATAAATGGAGGAACGTCAAAGGGGCGGCAAGCAGGAGCCCGAGACCGCGCAGGGAGTTCATCCTCGCGGGCGAGATGCTGGAATCGCTGGAGACCATTCTTGCCGACATATTCGAGAACAATATGCACAAGGTCGAGGACTCGGTGCGACAAAAAAGCGCCGGGACAGCAAGGGTGGTGAACGAGATGGGGCGCCTGCGAAAGCGCGCGGTCCAGTCGGGTTTGAGAAACGTGGCAGGCCTGGAGGAGAGCCTACTAATTCCGCCAGTCAACCTCGACGGCACCCCGCTCCCGCCTCGAGGGGTAGATGAAATTTTGGGCATGGTCGAGCGTCACACCACCCTGGGCTTCCTCCCGCACATTCCCCGAACGCTGACGTCGGACGACCCGATCGAGCTAGCTGAATTGAGCGAAGAAGCGATCAGCACCCTCGCTTTGATAAACATGGCGGTGGAAGAATTGAAAGACCCAGAGACACAAAGGCCGCTTCAGGAGGTCCTCGGGCGCCATCATATGGGCAACCCCCAGAGGAACGCCCTCCACAACGCCATATATTGGGCGACGGGGGCCAAGGGGCGGCCAATATTGGTTACCGAAGATGAATTCGAGCTGCTCGCCGGATCAACAATGCTGAAAGAAGTCACCGTCCCTCCAGTCAGCGGCGATCAGTGGGTGATGAACTTCGTAGAGATGCGCAGGGGGATCGCAATGGCTAAACCGCCCATGACGACGAACCAGATGGCCGCGGAACTCATAAAAGGACCGTTATACATCGTCGGTGAGGGTGGCGAACACGGGGGGTCCGGAATCAACTTTGCGCGAAGAGCGGGCATGTTGAACTACGGGGGGAGAGACCCTTCCGGGGACATCGTCCTCGCATTGATTCCTCGCACCACTCGGATAGAGAATAAAGACAGGATGAGCGCCATTCACGGGCAGCTCTTAGAGATGTACGGGGCCTTCTTCAGCGCAATAACCCACTTTTCGGGCATCGAGAAAACCATGCCGATAGACCTCGACGCCGACAACGACCCCGACTGGTCGCACGATAACATGGCCAACCCGTTCTACAGATCAAACCGGTCCCTCACGGCCCACGGTTATTTCGTGCCCTACGGCAAAAAGAGCGTCGGTGCCCACCGAGGCCAAATCGGGGGCGCGACACTAGAATCGCACGCCAGAGCAAAAGGCATCACCATCCCGCAAGTTGACACGGCGGATCCCGAGGCCATACGCGACCTGGCCAAGATCCTGCTGACGATCTCCGAGGACCTGTTCTCGAGAAACGACAACGAGTTCAGTTGGGACTCTGAACGGGGGGCCAGAGTGGACGCCCAGGCCGATCCACTGTACGGCAAGCAGTGGTGGAGGGCCACGAGAATGCAAATTTTCGGGTGGATGGTTCAACTGGAAGTTTTGAAATCCATGGAGATGGCAAAACTGAAAGCCGAGGGGAAGGTGCCATGGAACGAAAGACTGGCGAACCTCGTCAGCGCGCAGGAGATCCTATCGTTCTGGAACGACGAGGTGACTATGGGGATGCTGTTCGGCGTGGATGTGTATCAATCCGGCGGTGACCTTCCTATGACCCAGAACCCGGTCGCCTTATTTAGGCCATCCGTGATCGGTGACCACATTATGGTTCTCAACAGAACCGCGTTGGTGATGCTACACAAACCGGTCACACAGGCCGCCGAGGCGGAGATATATTCTCTCATACGCAACCCGCAGATTCGTAAACCAGACGACCCGTCCAAGGTCTGGAACCCATACTACCAAAGATGGATCGACGACCCTGATTTTGGAACGACGGCGCAGGACGAAACATGAGCGACAGATTCAAAACAAACCACATGACCGAGGCCGAGATGCACGAAGTGCTGGACGATTTCAAGTCCGTCGCCGAAGACGCAAGATTCCCGCCCTTCAGCATCCCCACGAACGCTAAGGAGAACGACTTCGTGTTGGTGCTCTCGAAGGAATTCGACGAATTCGTGAAAAAGAACAAACCCTACGACTCCTTTGATGCCGTCCTTCAGGCGTACTCCGAAGAACTCGTTGAGGCTCGCGCCTGGAGGTCCCTGGGCTACTCGCCGGAGGAGGCTGCTCGGGAGGTCATCGCCCGCGGGTACAGGGACGCGGGCCTATCTGAAGAGTCCGTGAAGTCTCAAACGGCTAGCGATTACAACCGGTTCGCCAAGGAATGGGTGATGTTCGCCGATGAGCAGTTGCCGTGGGGTGGTTTGGTGTGAAGAAGGGGGCGTCCAGGGACGATGCGCTGAAGATAGCTCGATACATGGGATGCAGGGGTGCGCACCAGGACGACTCGGGGAACTGGCTCCCATGCGCCGACGCCGAGACCTTGAATCGTCTATCGTCGGCGGCCGAGGACGACGACTGGCTGAATAGGAACGAGAAAGACGTGCACTCAGGCAACGGCCCGATCGGCGGACCCGCCGTGAACGTCGACATGAACGGTAGGAAAAAGAGGGGCGTGAAACCCTTCGACGTGAAGCCCCCCGAGTTCGGAGAAAACAAATCCGCCGACAACTACACCAAGCCGGCGATGAGGGAGAGCATCAAGAAGCGAATCATGACCAGCTCGCAAGGGGGCAAACCGGGGCAATGGTCGGCCCGGAAAGCCCAGCTGGTGACCCGGGAGTATAAGAAACGCGGCGGTGGCTACAGGGGCAAGAAGAACAAGAGACAACGCTCTCTATCAAAGTGGGCCGAGGAGAAATGGACCACGTCCGACGGCAAGCCAGCAATCCGCCAGGGAGGAACCAGACGCTACCTGCCAGCCAAGGTTTGGTCGAGGCTCACGCCCGCCCAGAGGGCCGCGACGAACAGGAAGAAGGTCCAGGGCGGCAAACGCGGTCGCCAGTTCGTCGCGAACACCGACGCGGCCGCGCAGGCGAGAAAGAATCTCGTGAAATCAGATTTTCCGATCATCGTGAAGAAGACCCTCGTGATGGAAAGATTTTCCGAGATGGATGGCAGGGGACCGCGGAGCAGGCGCCGCAAGAGGGGCAAAAGATGGGAAAAACTGACCGAACGGGGTCCATCCGAGATCGTCTCGACCCCGAATCTTGGCCTCACCTCGAAATCCCAAGCCTCGCGCTACCAAAAAATTGCGACCGAAGTCAAACAAGTATTGACAACATCCCGGTTTTTGGCCGACTAACTCTGCGAATGCTCCTGTTGGGGTATTCTTATCGGTACTAAAAGCGCGCCCAGAGCGCGAGTGAACGGGAAAAATGGACGATTCAACCGAGCAGGGCGATTGTTGCCCCATTTCGCAGGACGAAATGGAGACCAAGGGTTTCTCTTTCGGTCCGCGGCAGGTCCGTCCGGACAATTTTGACGCATACGTTGACAAGGAATCGGCCCGCGCCCGAGCCCGGATGCTGGGTTGCATAGGGATACGTCAGTACAGCTCCACGACCGGCGGAACGGTCTGGATGCCGTGCAGCAACGAGTCGGATTACAGGAAGGTGACCGGACAGGACGTTTCGTCGAGAAGGCGACGCAGAAGGATGGTGAAGGCGGCCTTCCCTGACGACGTCAAGACAAAGGCGCTTGGGGCGACCGTCGGGTTCGTCGACGGGAATGTCAACCTCAACCCATTCACCGCCATCGACGCCGACCTCGACGGCCTGGTCCTGGAGGGTCTGCCGATGATCAACATGGGGCGGGGGATCCCCGACCCGACCCCGGGGTCGAACCTTATACAATCCCTCGTGCCCGACAGCCCCAACCTTCCATCTGCCGAAATACCGGGCGGGAAACCGAGACGGACGATGGAGCGCATGCCCAGACCGTCCTCACTCGAGATTGGCCCAACGGTAAGACGACCAAGCATCAGACGGCGCACGGGGAGGGTGAGGGACCAGGTAATCAACGTTCCCGACGCGGAAACGATTGCCGGCCCGTCGCCATCGGACGCCGCGCGCGCGGTACCCATTGACGAAGTCATCAGGAGGGTGAGGGCCGCCACGGGCTTCGGTGAGCCCGACACGAGAAAGCCCCAAAAGACCCCACGGGATTTGGTGGACGAAGACCTGATCACACGAAACCGATTGGACCTGATCGGCATACCGACCGGCATTCTCGACGTGTTTGACGCGTCAAGGATCAGCGCTCCGACGAGCTCAGACGGCGCGGCGGCAAGACTGATAGCGGCGGGCGGAGCCGACGGACTCGGTTCGCTCAACGCATCGCTCCTCCACCAGGCACTAAGCAACCAATCGAGTTTGCGGAATTTTGTCGCCCCAACGGGCTCCCCGTACGTTGCCCAACTGGTGGCCCTCGTGGAGGAGGGCAGGTTGCCCAGGGTGGCGAGAGCGATCCTCGGGATGTCCCCCGAATCGGTTGAGGATTTTCTGGCGGTGAATCCGCGTGTCATGATAACGGCGGCGAGATCGGCCAAGAAAAAACTGAGGCCGGTCGGTTCCTGGGCGACGAGAATAGACCACGACCCGTTCGAGGTGGCGGTCCATCTTTTGAGGGCGAAGGATTACCACCTGTCCGCCATAGCCAACGGTTCGGACTCCCCCGAGTTGATGAACGCTGTCGACGAACTCGTCGGTAGCAACGCCTCGGAGACGGCGGCGATTTTTTCGTCGCTGGTCGGGGCGAACCGGGACAGATTGTCCGCGGCATACGACGGATCCGTGTCCACAGCCAGATCAGGCAACAAGTTGCTCATGGTCGCGAGGGACCTGATAGCCAACGCCACGGAGAACGATTCCACATGGAGTGCGTCCCGCAAGGCGGTGGCCCGAGTGTCCGAGGCGATGGTTTCGGGGGACGAGGCTATGGCCGCGATGGGCAACTTCTCCTTCCGTTACGGCAGGAACTACCCGAAGCGTCGCAGGAAGAGCGGGGACTGGTCGCCGATAGCGAACAAAATCCGCGACTCGATTCAGCGCTACAAGATCCGCTACGGTGCGCCGGCGGCAAATTCAGCCAATTTGGCTAGATTTGTCGACTTCGCCTACCCCGAACTCCTCGATGAGGCGGCGGAACTAATTGACGTTTTCAAGGAAAAAATAGAGTTTGGCTCCCTGAGGTTGGATGACTACGCCAGCGAGGGCTGGAGGAGCAGGGACGACATGGACCTGGCTCTTGACGAGTTTGATCCGATGAACCTCGAGTCAATCTTCGACCCCGGCAAAAAGATGGGGCTCCTGAAATCCATCGGCGTGGTTCTGTCGGCAGCGGCCAAGATTGCCCCGACGCCAGCCGAGGAGGACAGCGTCATGAACATCATGGACGAGGTCGCCCTGTGGAGCCTCACCGTCCTTCCTGGATACTCGGTTCCGCGCTCGGTGACCTCGCACAAGAGGGGAATATTCCCGGAGGTGTCCAGCGGCGGCGAGGCGGGAATGGACGCCGCGAGACTTGTGCGACAGGACATCAGGGAATCTTTGGCGGATGAACCGGGCTCTTTACGCCCCGCGATCGGGGGCACGCCGAGGATGCGCATGCAAAGGAAGCTGATGTCGAGGACGAGCGAGCTCCTGGACGACGCCTTGCCAGACGACTTGTTGGGCAGGATCGAAAACGATCCAGAGGGTCCGGTGGTGGACATAGCGGAGACCTTCCTGGCCACCGCCGAACAATTCAAATTCGATCAGGAAACGATCGCGGCATTCTACGAAGACCTCGCCGAGATGATGAACAAGATAGTTGAGGATTTGCCCGACGAGAGCAAGCGTCCGCGTCTTGCGAGCATGTTCACAGACGCGCTCGAGGAAATTTCCTACAACATGGACGACGAAAACACGCAGTTCTTCCTGAGAACCGGCGACATCCCCTCGCGAACCGTCGGCAGACTGGCCCGCAGGATCATCGCCGGCGACAGGCAACCGGAGGCCGGCATGGGCGCCGGGCCGGACGATCAGATAGAGCCGACCATGGAACCGGGGGTGGCACCAGAACCGTCCGTTGCTCCGCCGCCTGCCAGGAAGCGCGTGTCCGACGCGGACACCGTTATGCTCTACGACGAGGTTTTGCGGCTCGTGCGCTCGTTGGAGAACCCGAACGCCGCCTACAACCCCGACGATTTGGACTCCTGGAGGGAGAAGGTTAGGGCGGCGGGAGCCAACATCCCGTTTGCCGACGTCGACGGACTCAAGGACGTGGCCGACACGACCTTCCCCGCCGCATCCGGGGGCCAACCGCCCGTCTTCAGGAACCCCTTTGCTGGTGTCTCAACCGATGCCGTCGAGTCCATCGACGACATTCTTGACATAGTTTTGGACGAGGTTGGCGTCGGTGCGGGGGACAAAACCGAAAAAGTTGTTTCGAACCTGAAAAGGCTGATGGGCGTGAGGGACAGCGCTGATTTCCATAGCCTGGTTCGCTCCCTCAGCGCAAAAAACGGGTTGGCAAGCGGCGCCGACATCTCCGAGCAACTGATGGGAAACTCCTACCTGACGGACTCGGCGATCAGGAACAAGGTCACCGGGAGATTCCCGGACTTTTACGACATGATCGACCTGCCCAAGCCGGTGGACGGGGCCGAGGCAGGCATGGTCGGTCCCACGATGGACGGGATCAGGGGGAGGGTCGTCGCCGAACGCCGAGCTAGGGAGCTGAGCAGGGTGGCAACCCTCAGCGACGAGGGCGACTACGCGATGCGTGCGGTGGAGGTGCGACGACGAAGGTTGCTGGGGATGGCGGAACCCGGCGGTTTCCTTGATTTCATCACGCGGGGCGTCACCGACCAGCGCTCGCCTTTTTACATGCGGTCGGCGGCGTCGCAAATGGGGGGATTGGAGCCCTACATAGACAGACTGTCGGATTCACAAATAAATGAAATGTGGAAGAGTGTGGCCGATTTTGTCTCGCAGGCGAGATTGGATATGACCGAAGGTGGATTGAACTCACCCTACGCCGTCATGTACAACGCCGCGAAAATGACAATGGCGTTGGACGAACCCGAGCTTATGGCGGAGTCCGCGGAAAATTTCACCGATGCGGAACTGCTCCAGAACCTCAACGTCAATTTGTGGGAAGACCTACTGCCGGCCGAGGGCGAATTAACAGTGACACCGTCGGACATCGATGCGGTTTCCCCGGTTAAGGCCAAAGCCAGGGCGGCGCTACAGGCTCTGGCCTTGGACAGGGGCCGGTTGATCGAGCTCATCACCGGGGAGACTCCTGCACCCAAGACATCGGATCGCATGTCCGGCGTCCGCGGCGAATACATACCGACCCCGGTGCACATGGCTCAACTGGCCATGGCCGACGCCATAACCCCGCTTGATTCGGAGTCCCTCGTTGCCTTCGTCGCCTCGCTCAACGACGCACAACTCACGTCCCTGTCGGCCGCTCAAATCCTGACGCCCGAGGCAAAAGAACTGACCGAGAACGAGTTGCGGGCGATATCGTTCGCCACCGTCGCGAGAAAGTTGCTCGGCGTGAGGCAGTTGGCGGATCGCGAGCCCGCGGAAAATAGGTTCTTCGGGGACCAGGTTAGACGTGTCCTCGGTGACGAATCTGTGTCGGTGCCTGTCAGGGACCTGGTCTCGGCGATCCTTGCCAAAGACGATAGTGCCGTCTCACGGGCTCTCGCGAAAATGGAGCCGAATGAGGAGAATGTGGCCTCCCTCGTAAATGTGTTGTGGGAAATGGGCAGAAACTCGCAGGGAACCTTCATCGTCCCCCTGTTGCCGCCGAAGATCGCCGACGCAGAAAGGCTGACCTCACTACGGGCCAAGGCGATCGGTGTTCTTCGGTCGCAACGGGACGGGGGCCGGCGAATGGCCCGCGACGTCATTGACCGTTTCCCGAAGGAGGGAAGAGGCTACGAGATGGTCCAAGTCGTCACCGAACCCGCGGATGGCCAAGCGGCGATGCCGAATCTTGCGGAACTCCTGCGAACCTATGACGGATCTCCCGATTCCGCCGCGAAAATTATCGGAGCGCTGTCAGACGCACAACTCGAGCGACTGAGAGACAACTACATCATCCCGTCAATCCTGCAGAGGATGGACAGGCAAGCTTACGAGGCAAGGCTCGAACAGGGCCCGATTGCCCAAACGAGGGCCAAGATCGACAATTTAGGAAGGCGCATGATGATGCTGACCTTCGGAACGGAGGGCTCCAAGAGGACCTTTGACGACGTTCTCTCGAGGACGGACGAGGCCCTAGCTGGGGCTTTCGGCGAGAAGATCCTCGAACCGTCCTTGCTTACGCCGCAGGAACGCCAGCATTACAGCGAGATAATCGATTATTTCTTCTCCGGTGGCTCGGAAACCTTCGACGATCCCGCCGAGTACGGGGCGGCGGCGCGGGCCCGGAGGATCGCCGAGGCGGAAACCGATGGGGAGGTCTTGTCTTGGGGCGAATTCCGATCGGGGGCGTTACCGGATTCCGAGGCGAACTTTAACAGGTACATGGGTATCGGTGCCGAGGCCGGGATGGCTCTCGGCGACCAACAGGGAAACAACGAAAATTTGGACCTGCCCGAAGAAACCGCTGTCGCGCTGTTCGGCAAAGACGATTATGACCTCATAAGAAGCGGCGACTACACGAGCGGGGACACAACCGTTCCACGGATCTCGGTGCCCGAGGAGAACGACTACGCGATGAAGGCGTTGGCCGCCTTCTTCCGCGCGCAGGAGGGAGACGTCCCTGACGAAATTGCGATCCGTCAGAGGAAGGACGGCTCATACTCTGCCTCGCAGCTCATCTTCCAGGCGCTCCAGAACGCGACGCTTGATTTGATCAGGCGGATGCCCAACGCGCCATTCGACTTCCCCGACGGCCCATACGTCGTTAGGGACGACCAGAACAAAGCAAGAGCGAACTTCTTCCTCGCCGCGCTGAAGGAGTACCTGCTGCTCCACATGACGCTGGGCGAGGACATGTTCCCAATCGAGGACATCAGACACGGTCGTGATCCGGTTCGTTACTCGTTCAACATAACCCGGGACGACTTCCAAATGAGTGTCGGGGACGATCTCCTGAACTACAAACTAAACTACGACCCAGGTCAGCCGAACAACTCCATCCGGCAGGACCAAGCAGGGGAATTTACCGGGGACCCGTCGGAGCACCCAGCAGTCAAGGCCATCGGTAAGTCGATCGATCAACACAAGAGACTGTTCCCGAGCTTCCATGATTGGCTCTCACAGGCGAACAGGTATTCGCGGATCCTCGGAGGCCAGCACTACGAGAAGGATCCGAGCAAGTACGGTTTTTTCATCACAGAAGAGGTGATGAGTGACCCGGGTTCCATGGACCTCGACAAGGTGGTCCGAGAAGTCGCCGATCAGTTCCTCAAAATCGGATCGGACTACCCCCTCCATAAGCAACAGCCGCGACTCTTGCAGGACGTGGAAGACCTGGGCCCAGACCCGGACATCGTAAGCCCGTTCCCGAGCCTAGAGAGCTACCCTGACCCCAACACGATCGCCAATCTCGGCATCTCGAAAGACAAGTTGGCAAAGCAGAAGAAGATCGCCAACTCCTCGGCCAAGGCCAGCGATGTCGCGAGACAGTCCTGGTGGGGCATGTTCACATCGGGAAATCTCATGGACGAATACGAGATCGCCGCGGTCGCGAAGACCACGGACGGGGACAATTTCCACCCCGACGCCATTCTGACGGGATTGAGGAAGTGGGCGAGGGATAACAACATTTCGGACGCACAGTTCAAATCCCTGTACTCCGCGGCCCAGGCAGCGGCAAAGGCCCGCTTCAATTCCGTCGCCCTCACGAAAATCAACAACGTGCTCAACGACATCGCCTTGAACTCGACGGGCGGCATCCGGGGCGAAATACACAGGCTAGACCAGCGCTTGCGCCACCTCGAGCAGCACTGGAAAATGTTAAGCGTCAACTACCAGGACAGAATCAGGGCCAGGATACAAGCCACCTACTCCGCCTGGGGGGTGCTACTCGACTCGTACAACCGGCATCGAGACCAGCTCTTCAGGCAGTCCGCGCGTGGCGAGATCACGCCGCAGCAGGCCGTCGATGAAATTCAAAAGTTTTATTTCACGATACAACCAGCGATCTACCAGGCCACGAACCTGATCGCGGATCTTAGCCGTGAAACTGAGGCGTCCGCGAGGGCGAGGGCCATCAACGAAATCGAACGAGGGGAGATAGAAGAGCGAATTGAAGAGATCCGCGCGGCGGCCAAACTAACCGGCAGGGACGCCGAGGCGGGCATGAGACTGGTCAGAGGAGTGAACAACGCCCTTTCGCACCTCGCCGATGACCCGTCGGGCCTGTCGGACGAACCCGCTGGTGGCATGTCGGTCGGTCGCACCAGATTCGGGATCGTCGGAACGGAAAGGATCCAAATCCCAGACAAGAGGGTCCTCCTCTCCACGAAGGAAAAAAGACTCGCCGCCGAGATAGCCAAAGTAAACGAAATCCTCTCGAGGGTCAACGTCGACGAGATGGAACGCATCCCGGACATAAGGACGGCGATGGCGACCCTTCGCCGTGGCAAACCAGACAGGGTCGTTCCGCAGATGCGCTTCGGCAGCCCTGCCGAAATCGAGCAGGCCAAGAGCACGGCCGTCCTGATGATGATCGCGGACGCCGAGGCCGACGCGACGACAAGGAAAATCATGGGTGCTCGTTACAAGCGCTTCTCGGAGCTGGCCATCAACTCCCTGCCCAGCCTGACCAAGCGAATAATCGAGGACGTCATGGTCGACGGGATCGCCGACGCCATGCAGGCCAACGGAGTCAAGGAGGCGGACATAGACGCCGCCCTCGTGATGTACGCCGAGGCAATCCGCAACGCCAAATACTTCGCGATTTTCAACCCGGTGTCGGCGACGGCCCGCCTGTTCGGCGTGGAGCCAGAAGACGTCTCGGACGCCATAGCGACGGAGACCCTGCTCAGCAAAACCAGCAACATCCTGAGGATGGCCCAATCGTACGCATCGGGTTTGTCCGGGGCCTACAGCGAGGCATCGGTTCGCCGAATGACGGACAACCGATTCCCCGAGCTCAGGAACCTCGGTCCGCTGTATCTCGATTCGATTTTCACCCCGAAGGGATCATCCGACCGGGCGACGCAAAAGCTGAACTCGGCGATATCGCTCAACAATTTGATGAGACTGAATCCGCGTTCCATCCCGGTGGCCTTCGGCGTGTCGGACGACGTGGCCCAGCTCATCTCCGCCTCGGCGCCCCCGAGGAGGATCCTGTCGGACATGCACAACCCCCTGCCCTTCGACTGGAACTTCATGACGTTCCGCGACAGGCAGACGTGGCTGGGTTCGGAGGAGGCATTCAACTCCCTCGGCAGGATGGGCGTCAACGACGAATTGTCCAAGCTGCAGAAACAGATAGAGGATTTCGGATCAATGGACGGGCCGTACCCTGCCTTGGCCAGGATGATTTCGGGGAACGACACCACCACGGGTGCCTTCGGTGGGCAACTGATCACGGCAAACGGCAGAAGTCCGATTTACGCTTCCCGGGGCCTCGAGAGGGCCGACATGGTCCGCAACGGCCAGAACCAGATATCCGCGCTCGCGTCCGTCGTGCCGGGGATTTCGCAGATGTCCGACAGGGCGTTGAGCCGGTTCCTTGGCGCCCCCCTCGAGGTGATCGCCGAGTTCAGAAGGGACGGCGCCGCCGTTTCCCCGACGGAAGCCGAGCGCTTGGCACGGGCCTTCGGCAGGACCGCCTCCGAGGTGTGGCCATCTGACATCCCACAGTCGGACGCCGACGCCGGCAATTTCTATTGGCTCGCCTCGACCTGGGACCGTTCCGGAGAGGTCGTAGCCGCCATCAACGAAGGATCAGACCCGTTCGCGGCGGCGGCGGAGATGCCCAACGGCCAGTTCGTGGCCGACAAGGTGTCCGAGCTGCTCAACGACGGAACGATCGATCGCTTCTACGACCAGATCGGGCTGGAGGAAATAACCCAGGAGGACGCAGCGGCTTTCGCCTCGTCGATCGCGCCACGAAGCAGGAAGGGCGTCGTGGAGATCCTCGCCGCGTCGGGGTTCAGGGAACAGGACATAATCGACGCCACCGGGTTCAACCCGAACACCGTCCGAAACTCCCTGCACGAACTCAGAAAGCAAGGACTACTGCCCGAAGTGGTCGGGTCACCGAAGTGGATAGCGAAAAACGGGGATGCAGTGATGGCCGATTTTTCGTCGGGCGTCTCAAAACGAGCGCTGATGAAGAAATACGGAATCGGCGCGAAGACTCTCGACTCGATACTCGCATCGGCCCGCGGGTCAGCGCGGATGGACGATGCGTACGACTCGTATGGCGGGGCCGAGGCAGGAATGGCAAATCGCAGGTTGCCCGACAACACCCCGATGTCGGACGGCCCGTCGGCCAACTGGAGAGAGGACAGGCCGACTCGCGCGGACGGCACTTCCGTGGACCCGGAACTTCAGATGCCACCAGCCATCGTTGCCGATCCCTTCATCAACCCCGGCTCGCCTGCGTCTTTGGGCGTGGATGGCGAAGCGAAGGACCCGGAAAGAATGCAGATGCTGGGTCGGGTGATATCCCTCTGGACGTCATTCGCGCTGGAGGGCGGATACCTCGATAACACGACGGGCGACGAGACCACCCACGACGCAATTTTCGGCTCAACTCGTGATCACCTCGACGACTTGGCTTCCGAAGATGTGGACATTGGGATGCTTGGCGATGTTGCGCAGGGCGATGCCGGGAAAATGCGGGCCAAGAGATTCAGGAACTTCGATATAGCCACGCGTCAGGAGAACTCAACGTTCCCCCTGTTCGGCTTCGACACCGTTCCATCGGTGATACGAGGAGAATTCCTTGGAACCGGCCTCTACAGAGGCATCATGCCGATGCTGAGGGGAATGCTCCAGGCGATTTACGACAAATGGTTCAGGCGACTTTCCCCTGATTCGGACCGCATCTCCTCCGAATCAGTCGAAGTTGGGACAGACACCCTGATTGAAGGCGTAGCATCGGGCATTCTCCCCGCGCCGGAAATTCCCGAGGACGTCAATGATGAACTGCGCCTCAAGCTATGGCAGATGAAGCAGATCATGCGAAACCCGAACCTGGTCGACGCTCCACCGATGTTCGAACCGGGCGACGAGAAAGTAATGCGCCTGCTCATCCCGATGATGGCGGCGACGGACGAAAGGAACCTGCTGCGAAGCAAGTTCGGGGCAACCCCGACAGGGACCATTGACCAGCCGAGTGACCAAATAGCGCCATCGACGACGGAGGGGACGATGGCATGGGAAGCGGGATCAAATACCGACTTACCGTTGTTGCAAGGCGTCCCCATGTTCTCCAATCTCCTGCTCGGCTCAGTGCTGGAGGGAAATGCCGAGGCCAAGAAGATAGTCGACAACCTCACGCCGAGGCAAATCATGATGGCCAACTGGGTCTACGGCATGTACACGGCGGTTGAACCGATGGTGGACGCGTTCGGAAGTATCATGCCGAAAAACCCGTATATCACTGCCTCCCCTAACATCCCCGAGGAGCCGGGCTCCGAGAGAATGCTGGGCGATCCGCTCTACATCCCGACGAGGGAGATGGATGACCAAGTGTTCGCCTTCACCTTCGACTCCTTGTTCAAGGCCTTGCAGGAGGTGGCCGAGCAACCAGGACTGCTCTTGATGGAGGCACTGCCGACCGAGGCCTGGTCCAGTTTGTACCCATCGTCGGGTGGCGAGGCCGCGCGCCAAGCCACGCAAATGATCGAGTCGACGAAGATTCTGGCGAGGATCCTCGCCGACGTGCTCGCCACGAGCATCTACAGGAAGGCTGTCCAATCAATCGCCGCGCGAGACAAGAGGAAGATCTCGCCCTTCCATACGCCCCTCACCACGTCGTCTGACCCTTTTGGCGACAACGACACCGACTGGTTCAGGTTTGCGAGACCAAGGGTCGACTCGTACGGGTACTGGTCGATGTACGGACCAAACATCGTCTACTCCGGGCCGGATGGCAATCCTTACCTGCCGGGCTGGAACGATGAGACAAACCCGATCACGGAGCCGGGCGCGGCGAGCTCAGCGCTCACCCCCGAAGCACTCGCCGCCGAAAGAGAATCGTTACGAGAATTGCAGCGCGTGATAGACGAGACCCCGGGGAAGTACTGGTGGGAGACCGCATCCGCCTACGGTGAACTCGGGGACGATCAGATACTGGAGATGCACCCCGAGGAGTTCGCGGACTACGTTTCGTCGATGATTGCCTTCGAGGATGCCGCGCTCGTCGAGGAGAAACCGAGCCAGTTGCTCAAAAGGGCTTTTGGACGGCTTCTGGGAATGGGCTACCCAGTCGCCGAACTGGACCGCTTCGACGAGTGGATCGGGCCCATCATCAAAGGGATCCCAGCGGGAACGGTGACGAAAGACGCCGTCCTTCGTCAGCTGAAGAATATCTTCCCGTGGCTGGACCTGGACCGAATGGACGACATCTACCCCGTCACGGGCAAGAGTTTCTCGGAGTCAATCAATGCGATGAAAGAAATGTTTATCACGTCACCGCTCGAAGTGATCACAATGTTCGGGGGAAAACCGCACCTGACTTTGGCCCACACAATCCTGAGCAGACCCGACGGGCCTGAGTCTAACGATTTTAGAAACAATTTCATGATACCGCTGATCAAGGGCATCCTGCAGACCCACCGATCCAACATGGAAATCGGATACAGGCAGGTCGCCGCGTTCAAGAATGGCTTGGACACTATGAGGGTTGGGATTGGGATGCGACAGACCGATTTCCAGACACAAATGTATGTCATAGAGCAACTCCTGAACACCCTGCGAGAGAGCGGATCCATCAACGACGAGACGCACCTTAAGCTGGCGGAGGAGGTCGCCCGCGCGCACGTCCATTCCCTGTTCGGTGATTTGGAATTCGGCCAGACTGTCGTAGAAAAGATTCACGACGACCAGGACGGTTGGGTCACTTTCTTGGGAATTATCGCACGGCACACGGGTGCCGACGGCGCCGACGATGTTCGTCAGCTCACCCCCGAGCAGAGCGAATTCCTAACCCGGTACAACAGGTACTACGCCGAGGCCCAGGATACTTTGGGCACCCTTTTCGAGCAGCACATACGGAGCGGCATCTACGGGTCGGTCAAGACGCTCGGCGAGGCCGTCAGGGAGATGGAGCCCTTCATACTTGCGACCGAGCGGGCGCGCAAACGGAGGATTTTGCTGCCGAGGTACAAGAGGGAGATGATAGACCCGATCAAGGACTCGCTGCTAAGCGACGACGAGAGATTCGCGAAGCTCTTAACCTTCAACGAATGGCTGGACGCCAACGGATTCCCCGAGCTGACCTACGACAGAGGCGACAGAGGAACCGGCGCGGAGGCGGGCATGTCCGCACTGACCAGAATGGTGATGGCCCGGTTCACCAACGACACAGTTTTCTCAATCGTGGAAGCCTACGAGGACGCGGCGAAGTCGGGGTCGCCCGATGTAAACGCAGGACACCTCCTGTTGGGGGCCTGGAGATATGTGATGACCCACCCCGAAACTGGTACGTACTTGACGGCCCTGAGAAGACTGAACATCTCGGTAGAGAACATGATCAACGCCCTCCAAGGCGTGACCACCCCGAAGGACGGTCCCTCCCCGAAACCCACCAAATGGACGAAGGCCGCACACCGGGCGCTGATCGGCGCACTCAAGGCCTCCTCGCAAAGAGGCAACGAATTCATTGACCTCGGCGACCTGATCCTGGCGATTCTCAACGACAGGCTCAGGGGCAACGAAAACGACGACGGCGTGAAACAGGCGCTTCGATCAAAGAACATAAGCCCGGACGTCATCGAGGCGACAATTGCTACGGCAAGGGTTTTGAGCGGAATGCCGTTGAGTCCGGAGGCGGGAATGTCGCCAAGTCGCGCCAGAACAAACTCTACGGACAGAAGTGACGACCTCAAGCGAAACAAACTCCTCGCGAACGGGATGTGGTTTAACTCGGACCGACGCATATCGGTCGCCGTGGGGACGGCCACCGACGGGGAGCTGGTCGACGAGGTCGAGCGCCTAATGGACATCTACTCACTGATGGCGGCGAGCAATGAAATCTCCCCCGTGGACTTCAGGGGAGGGGAATCCCCGTTCTCGGCGGACGCCGTGCGCCCAACGAACTCTCGTCTCATTTTCGGTGACAACGGCCAGGAACCGGCGGACCTCCTGGGGGCGATAAGGCACGCCATGGACAGGGCGGACGCGATGGTGACCGACAACTCGGAACAAACGCGACTCACGAAACTGAAGTCAAGCATGCGCCTGTACTTCGACAACGACGAGCACATGCCGGACGAGACCGACGACGCCGAGGCGGGGATGGCGAGGAACTTCGCCGACATGATCGAGCCCATCGTCGGGAACTTCGCTCGCTCCGAAGAAGTCGATCAGAGGCGTTACTTCGAGGGGGTCTACGGGGACGTCGATATGAGCGAATCGGAACTGCGAAAGGTCGCCGACAACATATCCATGGGATCGCCGTTCAACATCTTTCACAACCTTGACTACACCGAAGACGACATCAACTGGAGCACCAGCAATTGGTCCTTCAACAAGGACGCGATCTACGTCGAGGGGGCCGACTCCGTGATGATAAGGATGAGGGACTTGGATCTTCGCACGGCGGAGATAGCGATGATCACGCGCAAGAGCGGCCCGTACAGGAATGCCTTGGCGCTCGTCGGCGGATTGAAGGACGATGGCGAGGACCTCATGACGACCGCGACCCGCGAGACCTTCGAAGAGGTGGGGGTTTCCCTTGAGAACGCCCTGCAGGCGGATTACCTCGGCGCCATGGAAGCCCCAGACTGGGACCCGAGGTTCGTCAACGGGGTGAGGGTCGGCGCCGGAATGTTCGTCGTCCCCTGGGACACGCAACTCGTCGCCGCCTCGGATGCGTCGGGAGCTCGCTGGGTTCCTCTCTCCGAGATAGCCGCGGGCCAGCACAGGCTCGCCTTCGGCCATGCCGAGTGGATACGAAGGGCGGTCGCAAACCTGCAGAACGATCCGTCGTCGGATCCGTACGGCGACCTGAGTCTGTCGATCAACAGAAGACTCGGGATGCTTGCGCGGGCGGCGAGGGTGAGGAACCAGAAGATGATCGCCCAGATAAACGACATCCGCAGGGCCACGGGGAGGAAGCTGTTCCTTGGATCGAACAAGATGCCCCACCCGTTGATGCCGTGGGGCAACAGGGTCGCCGCATCCACCTGGAGATTCGGACCGGGCGCCGAGGCGGGCATGTCGGACAAACCCATAGATGATTCGCTGCCACGCGAGCTCGGTCTCCTGTCGGTGCAAAGCAAGATGCCGCCGAGTCACCTCGAAAAGGGCAGCGACACCGCAGGGTTCTACAGGGTGGGCACCTCGAGGGGCGGGGACGACCTGTTTGCGGCCTGGGGCGACAAGGACCGGGTGGAGCAGTTATGGAGGCCGTACGTGGAGTTGAGTCTCGAGCGGGCGAGGAGGGGCGACATTCCCAACGACCAGCAGAGACCGACCGCCTACATACTCGGGGGAGGATCAGGGACCGGGAAGTCCACGGCGAGGAACATGGGTTTGGCGGGCATACCGAACTACGACAGCGCCATCGTGGCGGATCCGGACGACGCAAAAATAATGATGCCCGAGACGAGGCTCTGGTACGCGCGCAGGCTGGAGAGCGCGTCCGGCCTGGTGCACCGAGAGTCGCGGCAGGTGGCAGCCGTGATGGCGAGGGCCGCCACGGAGGAGGGGCTTGACCTCGTGTACGACACCAGCGGACAGTTCAACGACGGGTTCCAGGACCTGGTTGACTGGCGCAAGAAGGGATACAACATCGTCGGCCACTACTTCTTCGCACCGTTGCCAGTCATCCAAAAAAGGGTGCTGAACAGGGAAGATCAGTTCGGGCGTCACGTGCCGGAAGGGATAGTTGAACAGATCCAGTGGAACCTCCAGCAGATACTTCCCATCATCATTGAGAGGCAATTGTTCGACGAGTTGTACATCTGGGACTCGGAGAAGGACCCGACGAAACCCCTCCTCGTCGGACAGATGCTCCTCGGGCAGCTGGGTGCGCCGCAGATCCTCCAGATAAAGCACCCCTACCTGTTAAGATACTTGTACAAGGACAGGACAGCCCCCGATGGCAGTAAAATTGAGGTGCGCAAGACGCAAACGATAACTATTCCGTTCTCTGGGAGGTAGGGATGAGCGACGACAGGATTTCCGATCGACCGAGGGCCGGCGCAGGCCTGAACGCCTTTGAGGCGCTGCAACTCGCGGCGTGTCTGGACCAACCCCTGTCCCATTACGGACTTGCCGACACCCCAGAAAATCGCAAAATGCTTGACAAATTGAAGGACATCTACGCAGACATGCGTAGCCACGGTTACGGCATAGACATAGCCACATAAAAATACGCTACTTACACTACGGCGTTTAGTATTCTGCTAACTTTGAATCCAGACGCAAGCAGCGGGTGCTCACCTAGCGCTGTCTAGTAGAACAGCAACAACAATAATGCCCAGGAGGCAAAATCATGTCGGAAGACACGAGCAGGCTCCGCGAGTTGCAGTCAGCACTCCGCGAAAAGATGCAGCAAAACAAAGAGATCGCGGACTCATTCCGCGTTGACAACGGAACGGTCGTCGTTACGACCGAGCAGAAGTCGGCCTTCGACAAGAACATGTCCGACATCCGCGAGATCAAGGGACTCATTGAGGGTCTCGAGTCGCTCAACCAGGTGAAGGACTGGGGTTCATCCCCGGCCGATGCATCGATAGCCGCCCAAGCAGCGGTCATCGCACCAGTTCAGCAAGCCCCGAGGTCGATCGGACAACAGTTCGTCGACTCACCGGAGTTCAAGGCCCTCAACGGGGGACGCAACGGTGCCAACATGGCCTCACCATGGCAGTACACCGGTTCGCTCACCGAGTACGGTGTCAAGGACGTGTTCTCGGCGATGCCGACGGGCAACCTTGCCAACGGTGCGACGGCGAACTTCGGAACCGTGCAGCGCGACCCGATGGTCACCCAGCCGACGAGGACGAAGCGCGTCAGGGACCTGTTCCCGTCGCGCACGACCACTGCGGCCGTGATCGAGTACTTCCGTCACCTCGGCTACACAACGCCGGGAACGACGGCAACAAACGCCGCTGCTGCGGTGGCACAGCGAGACACGACTCCGAACCCGGACGTGTTCGCTGCCAAGCCGCAGTCGAGCCTCCAGTTCGTCGCCGAAGCCGCTTCGGTCCGCACGCTTGCCCACTGGGAAGCCGCGCACCGCAACGTGCTGGCCGACGAACCGCAGCTCCGCAGCATCATCGACAACGAGCTCATGTACGGTTTGCGTCTCCTTGAGGACTCGCAAATCCTCAACGGCAGCGGGTCGGGCGAGAACCTGAGGGGCGTCCTTCAGACGGCGGGAATCCAGACCTACAACTGGTCGTCTGGTCAGACCGGGGACAATAGGGGAGACGCGATTCGTCGCGCCCTGACCCTGTCGTTCCTTGCCTACTACGAGCCGACCGGCGTGGTCATGCACCCGAGCGACTGGGAGAAGATCGAACTCTCGAAAGATGACAACGGTCAGTACCTAGTCGCGGTTTCCGTGGCTCTCGGCGGTCAGCCGAGGCTGTGGAGGACCTCGGTTGTCGAGTCACCGGCAATCGCCGAGGGCACCGCCCTCGTCGGTGCGTTCGGAACCGGCGCCCAGCTATACGACCGCGAGCAGGCAAGCATCCGAGTCAGCGAACAGCACTCGGACTTCTTCGTCCGCAACGCGATCGTCATCCTGGCCGAGCAGCGCCTGGCGCTGGCGGTCAAGAGGCCGGAAGCCTTCGTGAAGGTTACCTTCAACAGCGCACCAGCCTGATCCGAACTAACGCAGGAATAAGCGTCGCCCCCGTCTCGGCCGAGGAACATTCGGCAGGGACGGGGGCGTTGCCTTTCACGGCGAACATGGGTTATGTTTATTTCATCGTAGACGTGCAATAATCTAACTACCATCTTTTGGGAGATTTCTTGGACATCAACGACATTCTCGGCAGGCTTGTTTCAGGCGAGATCGTAATGGTCGTTCAGGACGAGCCAGAAAAGCCGGCGCAGGTCAAGCCCAAGCTAGCCGCCGAGGAGCAGGAGCTCGCCGATGCCCTCATCGCCATCGCCAAGAAGTACGGCAAGTTCAACGAGGACGAGACCGGGATATGGGCGGGCTACGAGCCGGCCAAGGACAACGTCGTCGCGCACATCGGCGTCAAGTGCGCAAACTGCGCCCTGTACGCGGGGAACGGGGTCTGCAAGATAATCGCCCAGAAGGTCGAGGACGGCGGCAAGTGCAGGTTCGCCGTGATCCCAGACGGCGTGGTGAAGGGCGTCTACGACCCGGCCGCTCAGATGCCCGTCATGCCCACCAACGTCGGGAAGCGCAGGATGAAGATCAAGGAGGAACCCGCCAATTCCGGGAACTGCCCGAAAGCCACGAGAGACATCGCCACCAACCTGAAGAACAGGACGAAGGCCATCAAGACGGCCACGTACGGGCCCCTCAACCCCGACGAGCCCAACGACGCCTTCTACAAGAAGCTCGCCACGGAGTGGGCTGTCGCCCCAGACCAGGCCCGCAAGCAGATGTGCGGCAACTGCTCGATGTTCATCGTCACGCCCGAGATGAAATCGTGCATACAGAAGGGCGTGACCGGTCCCACGCGGAAGGACGAGTGGGACGCGATCGACGCGGCCGGCGGGCTCGGCTACTGCGAGGCGTTCGACTTCAAGTGCGCGTCGAAGAGGACCTGCCGCGCGTGGGTGACGGGAGGCCCGATCACCGAGACGAAGTCCGTCGCCGTCCGCCCGTCGGTCAAGGCTCTCGGCGCCGCGATCGGCTCGGGCTCCATGGGACCGGCCGACGAGGCGATCGACCACGACATGGACGGAATTATTTTCGAGGGGACCCCGCAGGAGCAGCGCGCCCCGTACAAGAGGCAGAGCAACAACAAGTACGAAATGGATCGCAGGAAGTTCGTCCGCTCGGAACTAAGGAGACAGGGCATCAAGCGCAACCCGAAGGTGCAGGACCGCTCGCAGAAGGAGAGGGACGCCCGCGCGAAGGCTCGCGCTGCGTACGACAAGATGACGTACATGGCAGGACTCGAGGAGGAGAATCGAATCGAAAGAGGGAGGGTCCGTTCTCCGGCGACCACCAATCCCAAGCCGGCCGACAGGTACCCTGACCCGCAGAAGAAATATCCGCCGGGACAGAAGCCAGAACCCCCATCCGCGGCGACCAAAAATCCCAAGCCGGCCGACAGGTACCCCAACCCCCCGCCGAAAAAGTACCCGCCCGGTCAGACGCCCGAGGGACCTTCCCCGGCGACGCGCAACCCGAGACCGGCTGACAGGTACCCGAACCCGCCCCGCAGGGGGGATGGCGGGAGGGGCGGACGAGGGTTTGAACCAGGGCCGTCCGGTCCGCCAGGACCATCGGCTGCGACGGGCAACCCGAGACCCGCCGACAGGTACCCGAACCCGCCCCGCAGGGGGGATGGCGGGAGGGGCGGACGAGGGTTTGAACGAGGGCCGTCCGCCCCACGGAGACCAATGAGACCAATGAGACCGCGACAAGAGCCCACTTACCCGAGAAGAATGCCGACCGACGACAACCCACGACCAAGACCGGCGACCGTAAATCCTCGCGAAATTCCGGGTCGCAACGTGCCAAAGAATCCTCCGTCTCGTATGCAACCGATAACTAGGACGCCGAATAATCCGAACCGAGGTCGCCAAAGGGGTCCCGGAAGAAATTTCGGGAGTAACTGATGCAAAGGTTCTGGTACGGAGCCAAGGTGCTCAACGTCGTGGATGGCGACACCCTGGACCTGATGATCGACCTTGGTTTCAATATCCACCATAAGATCCGCGTCCGCTTGTTCGGTGTCAACGCACCAGAGTCGCGGACAAAAGACCTCAAGGAAAAAGAGCTCGGATTGAAGGCGAAGTCGTTTACTTTGGACTGGCTGACCAATCATGACTGGGTTTTCGTCAACACGATCCCGGACAAGAACGACAAGTACGGGCGAATCCTCGCCAATATCTACTCGTCCGACGAGATCGACGATCCGACGACGGCATGCCTCAACAAGGACATCATCCAGTCCGGTTACGCACGGGAGTACTATGGCGTCGGCGACAAGACCTGGGTGGAATTCAAACACAAATGAAAGACAACGACAGGATTGACATCGACGAGAGGTTCGAGGAAATGGAGCGCAGAATCTCGGAGCTCGAGACGCTCGTGGTCCGGCTCGCCCGTCCGCGGGACAAAAACGAAAAACCGCTGGGCGAACTTCCCAAGTTTGATTGGCAAAACGCCCTCGGGATAGCCACCGTCTACGACATCTACAGCGGCAAGACCTCCAGCCGAGACTGAGCGTCCTCCCTGAGGGGCAGAAGGAAACTGTCCGACTCCCACATGATGCCTATCGCCGAGTAACCCATCACATCCACGACGTTGTCGAAGATGGACTCGTTGCGCGGGTCGTCGATCGCCCCGCGGGCTACCAAGTTCTCAAGTCTCGCCACCTTGTCGTGCATGCGAACGATCAATCCGATTCTCCCGAACCTCCTGATGTTCTCGTGCCCGTAGTCCGTCTGCTTGCGCACGAGCACGTGGTGGACGTGTTTGGCCACGCTCTTGAAATCCAGGGGGGAGAACGGACACGCCACGGTGCCGAACTCCCTACCGTAAAAACCGATCTGCCGCCAGGACTGGATGACGCCGTCGGCCGCAACGCTGGACGCCTTGATGCTTCCGTCTTCCTCGAATTGGTGGGCGATGAGATAGTCCACCGACATCCTCAGCCTGCCGAGTCTGCCCATGAGGTCGGAGTCGTGTTTCAACATCGGGAAGTAGTGCGGCAGGGGGAACGGCTCGCAAATGTACTGGCCGTGGTCGCCGGGGAGAAACATCAACAGGGCGTTGGCCGCCGAGTCGTTCCATGTCTTGAGGGGCGCTGGGTTGAACCTATTCAAAAATGACCGCATATTTTCGTGCGATCCATTCGGCCACCGGCGCCGCCACCCCGTTACCGCATTGCTTGTACCGATGGGTGTCGCTGAGTTCCTTGCCGTCGTCGGTGTACCTAGTGTGGTCTTTCGGCCAGCCCATTAGGGCCTCGCACTCCGACGGCATCAACCTCCTCACGACCATGTTCTGGATGACGCCGCTCGACTGCTTGGTCCCGGCCCGAAGGGAGTGATGCACGTCGCCGTCGACGAGCCTGTCGTTGTACTCGTCGTAGGCGATCGGTCGGTCCGGCTCAATGACTAGGTTCTCCCCGCGGGACGAGGGCACCCCTCCGTCCCCGCCAGATCTCAATGTCATGGCCAGTCCGTCGTTCATGTCGGCGTGGGCGACGGCGTGACCCGCCCCGCCCGTCCTCAGCGTGGGGAAAGCCACCTCCGAGGGCTGGGCATCGAGGCACTGGGTGTGGGAGAAACCGATCGCCTGGGCGACCATCGGGGTGTTGAGGCCCCCGGTCCCCATGAAGGCGGTGAGCGTGTTGATCGTGTCGCCCTGCATTCTCACTCCGTCCTGACGGTGCGGGTGGAACACCATGGTGTCCGGATCTTCGTAGGCAAGAAGCGTTTCGCTGCCCCCGCCGAGGTCCCCACCGGCAGCCCGGAGAGTTCCCACTCCCTCGACGTACTTGGCGAAACTCGTAGCAGTGAACGGTTCCGGTTCGGACACGATCAGATCGGTAGCGTCCTTGTGATCGCGCGCCTTGATCGCGGAGACCGTCCCGTCCGATGTGTAGTCGCCGAAGCCGCGCATCCTGAACGCCGTGGAGTCCTGCTCCTCATTCACTCCGAACTCGAGTTGTCCCTGTCCCGGTCCGGGTCCTTGTCCACCACCGCCTGCAGCGCCGCCTTCAAGCGCGGAGGCAGGGTCTTGTTTCTTCTTATTGCCCTTCTGAGAATTCCTGCGCACGCCCTCGCAGACAGATAATATCGGGAAGGAACTTCGTTCTGCGGCGCCAGAATCGAAGAGAGCACACACGAAAACGCGGCGCCGTCGCTGGGGGATTCCGAAGTATTGCGCATCCAGGACTGCCCACTCGATAGCCACAGCCCCTGCGAGAGCCATTTCGTCGAGGACGACCCCGAAGTCAGCTCCCTTGTTGGAGTTGAGGGCCCCTGGGACGTTCTCCCATATTGCGAGCCTTGGAAAAGTTCCGTTTGTTGCATCGCGCATCTCCCTGATAATCCGCATTGCCTCGTGAAACAAATTAGAACGAGAACCAGTTAGGCCGGCCCTCTTACCGGCGACGGAAAGATCCTGGCACGGCGAACCGAAATTGATCGCGTCCACCGGCTCCAGGAGCCTTCCGTCAACGTCTTTCACATCATAATACTTGGGGGTGTTGGGCCAGTGCTTGCGTAAAATCCGCTGGCACTGCTCGTCCCATTCCGCTTGCCATCGGCAACGCCAACCGGCGGCCTCGAAGCCAAGATCGAAGCCACCGACGCCGGCGAAAAGACTGCCGAAAGTTAGGGTCAGAAGGGTTCTTCGCCGTTGAAGGCGTCGGGGTTCCCGCCGCCAACCCGGGCGGGTTGCTTAGCCTGTGGCCTCGGACGTGCTTGTTCCTTGCCGTTGCCATCGCCCTGCGGACGCTGCTTGCGATCGAATTTCTCGATCGAGCGGACCGAAACGCCGATCTCGTCGGCCAGAATGTGGACGGTTGAACGCTTCTTGCCGGTCTCCTTGTCGTCCCAGCTTTCCTGCTCGAGACGGCCAGTGACGGTGACCCGCAATCCCTTGGCGAGAATGTTGGCTGCGTCCTCCGCAAGGTTTCTCCAAGCGACGACGTTGAAGAACGATGTCTTTTCTTGCTTCTCGCCCTTGGCGTCGGTCCAGTAGTTGTTCACTGCGACCGAGAACTGGAGCTTTGATGTTCCCGAATCGAAGTACCTCACCTCCGGATCGGCAGTGAGATTTCCGGTGATTGTTACAGGCGCTAGTGACATGTCAATATCCTCCTCGTGTCGGTTGAATTCGCCACTTGCAGCATATCACGGGGGGTGGTTGTCGTCAAGAGGTAGTTTCGTGATAGCCTGAAGGCTATGACCACAGGACCGATGACGCCCGAGAAGGCGCGATTGTACGTAATTGACCAGTTCCAAGACGCCATATTTGAGATGTCCTTTGACCCCGAGGCCGAGGACACGGACCAATCGGAATGGTTCGATCGTTGCGGCGACATCGCAAGGGGATTGATTGAGCTGACCCAGGCCGAGGTGACGGCAGTCGACGAGGACGGAAACGCCCACGTCAAATTCATCCTCGCCCACCTACTGGACGGCAAGATACCACCACGAGACGGTAACCGCGTCTCATCGTGAGCCCGCGGCGCGACGTGCCGAGCACGATCGCCCGCCCACCGTACGCCGACTCGGGCGAAGTGGTGAGATGGAACGAACCGGCGGTCAAGTCGCCAGAGATCATCGAGCGCATGCGACACGCAGGCGCGACGGCGGCGGAAGTCTTGCGCCTGGCCGGACAAGCGGTGGAACCCGGCGTGACGACGGACGAGATCGACAAGGTCGTGCACGAGTTGTGCATCGCGCACAACGCGTACCCCAGCCCGTTGAACTATATGGGCTACCCGAAGAGCGTCTGCACCTCGGTGAACGAGGTGATCTGCCACGGCATACCCGACTCGCGCAAGCTGGCCGAGGGCGACATCGTCAACTTGGACGTGACGTGCTTCGTCGGCGGGGTGCACGGCGACACGAACGCGACATTCGCCGTCGGCGAGATCGACGCCGAGAGCCGCGATCTGATCCGCGTGACCGAGGAGTGCGCCTGGCGCGGCATCGGGGCGGTGAGGCCGGGGCGACCGCTGAGCGACATCGGTCGGGCGATCGAAGACCACGCCAAGGCCCACAAACTCGGCGTGGTGCGCGCGTTCGTGGGCCACGGCATCGGCGAGCAGTTCCACACCGACATCCAGGTGCCGCATTTCTTCGACCCTTACAGCCACCTGCGGATGCGGCCGGGCATGACCTTCACGATCGAGCCGATGATCACCCTCGGCACTTGGCGGCACAGGATGTGGGACGACGGCTGGACGGCCGTGACCGCCGACGGGAAACGAACGGCGCAGTTCGAGCACACGGTGCTGGTAACCGGGACGGGCGTCGAAGTTTTGACCGGCGGCGCCGGCGCCGTTTCGGGGTATCCGCCTAGCGGCGGCTGACGGCACCGGGCGGTCCCGAGAGTGGAGCTGGGGGGAATCGAACCCCCGTCCGAGCGGATACCGAGGAGACTGCTACGACCATCCCCGTTGTGACGTTGTCGCTCCGCCGCCGACGGGTCGGCCGCCTAGTCGCCCAGGCCGCGTCTCGTCTTTCCGAGAGGTCGTCGGGCTTTCGTTCCCCGAGGTCAACGGCCTTTCCCGTCGTCATCCCCGCTTCTGTTGCCGGGCTGCGGTGGATCGGCCCCGTGCGACCTTGCGGCTCACGGTTGCTCCCCTGTCGCCCGATTAGGCGGCGAGAGCGAACTGCTTGTTGGCAGTTATTTTTTTGCCCTGTTTAACGAGTCTGAGCAACTCGGGTCGCATCCTCTCCGGACAGACCGATCGTCGAAACCTGTCAGCCCCTTGGGATTGCAGGACCAGTGTACACCGATTACCTACTTTTCAAACCCCTGTCGAGCAGGGAGAGCATGAGCTGCTCGGCGTTTTCCCTCTCGAGGTCCTCGTAGATTCCGTCGACTGCGGCGTTGACGACATCCCGCTTTGACTCGATCAGGCCGTAGATCTTCTCGTCCACCGTTCCGTCGGCGATGGAGTAGGTGACCATCACGGACCCCTTCTGGCCGAGCCTGTGGCAGCGGGAGTAGAGCTGATCCACGTCGGCCGGCGTCCACGGAAGCTCCACGAAGAGGACCTTCTGCGCCGCCGTGAGGGTGTGGCCAGTCTTCGCCGCCTGGATGGACAGGACGATCGCAGGGGCATCCTCAATCGGGAGGGTCTGGAATTTCTTCTTGGCATCCTCGACCTCCTCCACCTTCATTCCCCCCTGAATCTTGAGACCACCAAAATGCAGGGCCAGCTCGTCCACGATGTCCCTGTGGTGGGCCGCGATCACGACCTTCTCCCCGGCGTCGATGTTCGCCTGCACCCACTCCTTGATCGCCTCCATCTTCGCCTTGGCCGCCAGCCTGCGGAGCACGGATATCTTCACAAGATGCAGGTGCGACTCGGTCTTCATTCTGGCCATGACGGCGGCCGACCCCGGGGACGTGCCGAGATCTTCGGCGATCTTCCTCGCCCGCGCCACGAGGTACTCCACGATGTCGTCCTCGGCCTTGACGTACTCCTTGGCGTGCTTCTCCGACATGCCCACGTGGTACATGTCGTGCACGACGTCAGGGAGCTCGGCGAGCACCTGGTCCTTGGTCCTCCTGATGTAGCAGGACGAGCGGAGCCTGTCGTTCAGCTCTTCCAGGTTGGACGCGCCGCTGAGAATCCAGTGGCCGAACTTGTCCTTGAAGGCCGCGCAGTAGCGGCGGTAGAAACCCCACTCGCCGCCGAACTCGTCGAGCCGCCCGATTATGCCGAGCTGGCTCGCGTACTCCATCGGCCTGTTGGTGACAGGGGTGCCAGTGAGGCAAAGGACTATTCCCGTGCCGACCCGCTTGGCGATCCTCGTCGCCGCCTTGGTCCGTTGCGCGTCCTTGGTCTTGAGGTAGTGCGACTCGTCGCACACGAGGCTCTTGTAGTCGTTCAGGAATTTGGCCCAGTGGTCGATGTTCGAATACCCCACAATGAGCACGTCGTGCTCGTCCTCGGGGAGGTTCTTCCTGTCGGTCACCACGGCGACCGACCGGTGCGGAGCCCATTTCGCGTACTCCGCCTTCCAGTTGAGGACCAGGTTCGGCGGGCAGACGACCACCACCGGGAACGGGGACGACCCGTTCTGCTCGGCGTACTCGAGGGTCGCTATCGCCTGGAGGGTCTTGCCGAGGCCCATGTCGTCGGCGATGAAGCAGCGACGGGCATTGAAGGCGTAGCTGACGCCCGCCAGCTGGTACGGCAGGAGGTTGCCGTTGATGTCGTCCACCTTGATGTCTGCGGACTCCGCCCTGGACGCCTCCGTCATGGTCTTGCTCTCGAGCTTGCGGCGTTCCGCGTACTCGCGGAGGTCGTCGGGAACCCCCATCTTGAAGGACTCTGCGAATCCGATCACCTCCATGGCCGACGTCTTCGGCACCTTCCAAGCCTTGGTCTTCGAGTTCCACGTGACGCCCGGGATCTTCTTGACCTGGCGGACCTTCACCTCGTCCCACGAAAAGTCCACGTAGATCCAGGAGGCCGTGCAGGTGATCCCTGCTGGGTCGTGGAGCCGGGCGGGGGCATCGAACTTCAGAACCGCCGGGTCTATCCTGAAACCCCGCGACGAGGCGAAATGCCTGGCCTCGCGGATGCTCGTGGCAGGGAGCCTCCAGACCTTGCCGAGCTTGTCCCAGCGGGCGCCCTGTATGCATTTGATCGCCTGGACGTCGCCCGCGTCGTAGGGGAAATCCATCACGAGCTCCCCGTCACCGAGCCAAAGATAACGTTGGTTCACGCTTGCCCCCTACTTGCACTTCCTCATGCGTCTTCGCTGGCTCTCGGTCTTGCCGCCCCATATGCCGTGCTCTATGTCGTTGTCCAGAGCGTACTTGAGGCAGGGCTTGCGGACCAAGCAGACGGAGCACGCCTGCAGCGCGATCTTCGGGTGCTTCCTCCCGACCGGGAAGAAGTCGTTGGTCTGAGGTATGGTCGCGCACTTCGCTTTGCGTCGCCAAGATTCTCCTGGTATGTAGATCATGGTAAACACTCCTTGTAGGTAGTAAGGTCCACCCTACGGCCATCCTCCCCGGGCGGCAACCCGGGCGATAAAATTCTTTCATGCGGGAAATAGGCGACAACGAGCTCGACGCAATCCTCGACCAGGGGGACCCAGTCGTCGTCGACATGTGGGCCGAGTGGTGCGGGCCGTGCCAGGTGATGGGCCCGATGCTGGAGGACATCTCGGTCATCTACGAGGGGGCCGTCGCCTTCTACAAGTGCAACGTGGACGAGAACCCGGAGCTGGCGAGACGCTTCAACGTGCTGAGCATCCCCACGCTCCTGATGTTCGCCGGCGGGCGGAAGGTCTCGTCCATCGTCGGGGCGATGGGGCCGGACAAGGTCGTCGCCGCCATCAACGAGGCCTTCGTCAACTGACTGCGTCCCCGGCAGGAGTCGAACCTGCGACCTGCGGCTTAGGAAGCCGTCGCTCTATCCGGCTGAGCTACGAGGACGGAATTACGTTGACGTAATATAGTGAAGCCGGTCCCCGAGGTCGGAAAAGGGAGGGAGACCCCGGGGGCCGCTCTTCTACTCGGTTAAATCCCTTTCAGGAACGCCGAGAGCTTGGTGCCCAGCGCCGCGCAAAGGCGGGTGAGCGTTTCCAAGTTGGGCGAGAAATGTCCGTTCTCGATCCGGTTCACGGTCTTGCGCTCGATCCCCGCGGCGTCGGCGAGGTTGCCCTGCGACATCTCGGCCCTCGTCCGGGCCGCGCGAAGGCGCTTGGCTACTTCTTTCTCCACTGTGCTTATCGTTCTCTTCATCTGGTCCTCCTGACCCTATCGTTTTGTTTTCCCGTTCGCCATGGGGACATCGTCCCCATGGCGAGCGTACTGGTGCGTCGTCGCGTTGCGAGCGGCCGGGTCGTCGGTCAGCTCCACAGCCAGACGATGAACCCGCAGAACGCGAAGAACAAGATCGGCTGCATCAGGCGTCGATCTTGGACTCGAGCTCGGCGATCATGACCGAGACGACGGTGGTGGCCTCGCTGGCCTGGTCTACCGTGGCCTGGTCGAGTATGTTCATGTTGATGGCGCTGGCGACCAGCTTCTGGTCGAGCTCCTCGACTACGAGCTTCTTGAGCACGGCCGGCTTGACGAGCTTGCGCAGCTTGTCCAGGATGACCTTGGTGCGGATCGTGCGGCGCACGAACACCTTGGACGAAACGCCGGCGTCGTTGGTGATCACCGAGAACTCCACGCCCTCCTTGGCGCACGCCTCGATGAAGTTCTGCTCGGCGAGCTTCTTCGTCTTGACCGCCTCGTCGTAGCACGACTTGGCGTCGGCGAACGCTCGGGCCGCCTGCATCGCGCTGGCCGGTTTCTTCTGCTTCTCTTTCATGTCCTCTTCTCCTATGTAGTTGGATAACTTATGGGACACGCTAGGGCACGGCGTTCGGCATTGCAACCCGTAAGGGGATTTTTTTCAAATAACTACCAAAAAAATCGTGTGACTTTGGTCACACTAGTTGTGGTCCGGTTCGGGCGCCACCTCCCCCCGGATCCGCCCGTGGAGACAGAGATTCGAGCGCTCCAGTTCCGCGACGCGCGCCATGATGGGCCGGAGCAAGCAGACGACGAGGAAGAAATCCAGGACGAGACCGACGAGCAGTCCGATGAGGAACCAGAGCAGTTGCATGCCCCAAGATATCAGAAGAGCTCGTCGTCCCCGCCCGCCGACGCGACCCTGAGCAGCGCCCCGAACCTCCTGATATCGCTCGTCTCGGCGACCTTCCTGGGGACGATCACGAGGAGGTTCCTGTTCTTGACTTTTGTCTTTGCCACCAGGCCCGCCGCCACGAGCTGGTCGACCGACTTGCGGACCGCCCCCTCGCTCACGCCCAGGAACACGGCGAGGGACCGCTGGGTCGCGTTGGGGGTCTCGGCCAGGGCCACGAGGAGCCGGCCGGCGGCGCTGAGCAGGCTGATCTCGTCGGGGGCCGAGTAGTAGATCAACCCGTGCTTGTCCAGCTGCTTCATGACCTTCTGGGCGAGCCGGCGCGCCTCGTCGTCGTCGCCCACGCTGTCCCTTATCGCCTTCGCGAGGGCGTCGTCTATCGAGTGCTTTCTGTATTCCCCTGAGGTCACCGACTTATACTATTGTGCGAACGCCCCTCCGTGGTATAAGGTTGCCGCGGAGGAGGAGATGTGGCCAAAGACCCGAAGAAGACGCTGAAGATAGACCGGAAAATAGACAGGCTCTCCCAGAGGCTGAAAAAGATAGGGACGAACGCCGAGAAGGAATGCACGCACCTCGTGTGCCCGATGGCGAAGATCCTGAAGAGGCTCGACGACGAGACCAGCCAGTGCCTGTACGACGTGCTCAACGACCAGATAACCACCACGAGCGACATAATCCGCGAGATGCGGGCGTCGGGGATAAGGATCGCCCGCCAGACGGTCTACGACTACCGGGCGAGGGTCTGCTCGTGCGCCCACGAGGACAAGTGCGGGCTGGACGAGAAGTTCGGCCAATAAAAAAAACGCGGGGGCATTCAGGAAACCATGGGAGGGAATATGAAAAAGGTCAGACCCGACAACGCGAGACTGGCCGAGGGGATGAAGCGGATGAAGGACAAGGCCGCCGACGCCACCAAATCGAGACGCATCCTCAACGCCATCGAGGAGATGATCCGCGCCAAGGGCATCGACATATCCGACATCGGGTCGATCAAGAAGGTCTCGATCTACCAGCAGGTCACGAAGGACGCGGAGGGCGACTTCCAGGTGCACGACCTGCAGGCGATCCAGTTCTCCCCCGCGTGGGAGGAGGGCCCGAAGTGGGAACTGCCCAAGCCGGGCCCCCCGGTGCAAATACAAAAGTCCGAGGTGAAACCGAGGAACGCTTCGGACAAGAAGACCGCCATCATCGTGCCCGATATACAGATCGGATATTTCCGGGACATCGACGGCGAACTCGTGCCCACGCACGACGAGAAAGCTATCGCGATAATGATGTCGATGGTGAACGATATACGTCCCGACCAGATCGTCCTGCTCGGCGACAACCTGGACCTGCCGGAGTTCGGCAAGTACAGGCTCAGCCCGGCGTTCGCGCTCACGACGCAGGCGTCGATCGACAGGGCGACGACCCTGTGCGCCGAGCTCAGGTCGGCGGCGCCGAAGGCGAAGATCGTGTGGCTGGCCGGCAACCACGAGGAGAGGCTCACCAACTACATCCTCGACAACGCCAAGGCCGCCTTCGGCATCACCAAGGGGAACACCCCGAAGGCGTGGCCCGACATGTCGATCCCGTCGCTCTGCAGGATGGAGGAGTACGGCGTGGGGTTCGAGAGCGGCTACCCGGCCGGGCGCTACCTGCTGAACAACCAGCTCGCCTGCATCCACGGAACCAGGGTCCGCTCCCGCGGCTCGACGGCCCACATCTACCTCAACGAGCAGAAGCTCTCGGTGATCTACGGGCACATCCACAGGATCGAGCTGGCCTACAGGACCCGCCACGACTGGGACGGGGCCCGCACGATCATGGCCGCCAGCCCGGGCACGCTCGCCCGCATAGACGGCGCGGTGCCGTCCACCAAGGGCGGGGTGGACGCCTGGGGGCGCCCCAAGACCGTCGTGGAGGACTGGCAGCAGGGCGTCGGGCTCGTCACCTACGAGGAGACGGGGAAGAACTTCTTCAGCTACGAGGTGGTCACGATCTACGACGGCTACGCCATGTTCAGGGGCAGGGAGTACGACGCGCGGAAGACCAAGCCCCCCGTCGTCAAGGCGTCCTAGGCCGGGAACGAGGAACGCACTTGTCCACCGACCAGACACGCACCCCTCAAAGCCCTCCTTGTGGCACCGTCCCAGCGACGCCAAGGGGGCACCGGCGCGGGAGCGACCGATGACGACCATAGTCGCCGTCCAGGGCGACGGCTGGTGCATCGTGGGCTGGGACTCGCGGATCTCGGTCACCGACGGCGAGGGCAGGGCGGAGATCCACGTCCTCGCCGAGAGCCAGAGGAAGGTCGTCCAGAACGGGCCGTGGCTGATCGGGGCGGCGGGCGACCTCAGGGCGATCAACGTGCTGTCGCACAACTTCAACCCGCCGGCGCCCAGGCCCACGCTCTCGGGGCAGGGGCTCGACAGGTTCGTCTCGGCCGAGTTCGTCCCGTCCCTGCGCGAGGTGCTGGAGAAGTCGGGGTACGCCCCCGTGATCAAGGACCACCCGGGGAAGACGGAGTTCGACAGCGAGCTGATAGTGGCGGTGAACGGCAGGGCCTACCCGATAGACGGGGACTACAGCTGGATCTCGGACGCCTCGGGCCTGTACGCCGTCGGGAGCGGGGCGCACTACGCCCTGGGGGCGCTGACGGCCACGGGCTGGGGGAGGTCGGTGCTGACGGCGCGCAACTCGGTGCTCAAGGCGCTCTCGGTCGCGAGCAGGTTCGACCCGGGGACGGGGGCGCCGTTCCACGTCGCCACCCAGCACCAGAAGAGGCGCGCGGGAAGTAGCCGCAGGAAAAACGTCCCCCGGAAAAACAGGCGCAAGCAGTAGCGCCAATTAGTTAGTAGCCATCCGGTAATCTCGCCCCCCAGGGAGGCGACATGCCGAGGAAGAGGGACGCCCGGGAGCGCAAGCGGCCGACGGGCGGGGGCGGGGGGAAACGGGCCGACGGGCCGCGGGCGCCCGATATACCAAGATACGGGTGGATGAAGAACGCCAGGTGCCGGGGCGAGACGGACAAGATGTTCCCCAAGGGGCACAAGGACATCAGCTACATCCAGGAGGCGCGCGAGATGTGCGCGCACTGCACCGTCCGGCCGAGGTGCCTCGACTACGCGCTGGAGTTCCCGGCCGCCGACATGCACGGCGTGTGGGCCGGCCTGACCTCGAGGCAGCTGGCCGCCGAGCAGAAGCGCAGGGGGATCGCGCCGACGAGGCCGACGCTCAGCCAGATGTGGGGCGAGTGACGCGGATGCGGGACGCCCGCGCGAACGCAGGATGGCCGCCTGAACGCCCGCGCGAACGGCCGCGGGGCCGGTTCGAGCCCCGGGCCGGGATTTTGTGTTTGCCAGGCGTGCCTGCCCGGATCGGCGGGGGAGGGAAAGCGGCCGGCCCGAAGCGGCGAAAAAAAATCGTAGCCGCGCGCGTGCGGGCTAATTTATGCGGCGAAAAAAAATCGTGGCCGCGCGCGGGCGGGCTAATCTATGCGAGACCGGGAATAATCGCGGCTAAAAAAAATTGCGACCGCGCGTGCGCGGGCTAATTTATGCGAGGCTAAGAAAAAATAGAACTACGCGCGCGGGCCGATCTATCCGACCCTGATCCCGCACTCGTCGCAGAACTCGCGCCCGTCCAGGCGCACCAGCCTCTGGTCGCACCTGGTCCTCCCGCAGGGTCTCACGACCCTCCCCCCGGTGGCGTAGGCGGCGAGCACCTCGGCTATCCCCGGGTTGGGACGGCCCTCGGGCGGGGACGGCAGCCCGCGGCCCGCCCTCTCGGACTCGCGGATCGCGTTGGAGACGAACGCGTTGACGGAGATCCCGTCGCGCTCGCAGATCGCCAGCACCCTGCCCTTCAGCCAGCCCGGGATCCGCACGCAGACCTGGTGGGGGTCGTCGTCGCCCCTAGGAGGCGTCGGGCGGCGGGGCATCCCTGAGCACCAGGGCCTTCACGTAGTCGGTGATCGACATGTCGTAGCCCTCGGACACCTCGATCAGGTGGTTCTTGAACCAGGCGGGCACGCGCACGGTCACCGTCGCCCAGTCCCCGTCGGCCCTCTTGGCCGGCCTGCCGCCTCTCCCGTTCGCCACGGGGCGAGGCTACTACGCCCTCCCCTCCGCCGGGGGGACCCCGTACTCGGCGGCCTCCCAGTCGGCGAGCTTCTCGCGGTACGCGCGGAAGAAGAGCTCGCGGTCGCCGTTCGTGTGGAGCTCGAGCGCGTCCCTGCCGCCGAGCGAGGCGAGCGTGGCGGAGACGACGGCGTGGAGCTTCTCGCCCGAGCCGACGCCGGCGTACGAGGCCTCGGCGATCCTGCGGAGCTGCGCCCACGCCTCCCACTCCCTCGGCGGCTGCCCGCCCCTCGACGCGATCGCGACCCGGCGCGCGGTGCCGGGCCTCGGGAGCCAGTTGGAGTCCTGGGCCACGAGGCGGCGGTAGGCGTGGCGGGCCTCCTCGACGCTCACGTCGGACAAGAAGCGGGCCCAGGTGGAGAGCAGCTCGTCCCAGTCGGTCCCCTTGGGGATGCGCTCGTTCCAGGCGTTGTAGAAGGCCACGACGACCCTGCCCGCCGACTCGCGGTCCATCAGAAGTCGGTGCCCCTCGGCCGCGCGCGGTGCTCCCTCGCGATCTCGCGGAACCTCTCGATCTTGGCCGCGTCGCGCAGTATGAGCTCCACGTCGTCGTACTTGCGCCGGCGGTCGTTGTCGCCCTGGTGGAACGGGCTGAGCCTGCAGCCCTCTATCGCCTCGACGCACGCGTCGGCGCCGTAGGTGGCCACGGCCCACGAGATCCTCTCCTCGCGCTCCTCGGTCAGCCTGACCCTGTTCTCCTGCCCGGGCCGGTGCACGCGCACCCACTCGTTCCACACGCGCATCACGTCGCCGGCGCCGGCCGCGGCGGCCTTCTTCCTGCGCCGCGCGTACTTGCCGGCTCTCCCACGCCCCGGTTCGGTCACGAATAGCACCCCCTGCACGCGGACATCGTACACCGCCCCGGCCGCGCGGTCAAGGGCGATCGGCCGCCCCCGGGGCAGACTCCCGACCGCATCGTGCGAACGCCTCGCGCGGACCCCTTGTAGAGAGTACGTACCACAAGTTGTACTTACCGGACGTCCCTCGCAACGCGGGAGTCCGTCGTCGTATCGGAACGACGCCTTCGTCGTTCCAGTACGACAGCCCACCGACCCGACCGTCCCGTCGTCCACGGGGTCGGGGAGGCATCACGACTAACTTTTTTCAGACGTTTCTAGCGCGCCCAGACCCCCTTCGTCAAGGACCTTGGTCGCCCTCCGGGGGGTTGCGGCCGGGACGGGCGTCCCGGGCTACAATCGTCATCGCTCGGTGATCACCCCCCTTTCCCGAGCTATCAGGGTCGCCGCCCGGGTCTTTTCTCCTTTCTGCCCGGGCGGCGGCTCGTCCATCCGCCACCGTCGGCGACGAGGGCCCCCGGCCCGGCCCCTCATCCGCCACCGTCGGAAGACCTGGACAACCGGCGACTCGCGCGCGGCGAATTCCGGTCCCGTTTTCGGCTCGTTTCCCGGCCCGCGCGCCGTTTCGCGGTCCCGAGGGGTCGTTTCTTCGGGGGATCGCGGGGCTGGACTCAGGAGCGCGCGTTTCGGTACCCGGGTGGCGCCGGCCGGCCGTTTCGGTACCCCGCGCGGCGCCCGCTGGACTCAGGAGCGCGCCGCGCGGCGACTGCAGGTACCCGCGCCCGGGCGTTTCGGTATGAAAAAAGAACCCCGGGCGCCTTTCGGTACCCGGGGTCGAAATGGCCGCGAAGGGGGTCTACGCGTCGTTTTCGTTTTCTCCGCGCGCGAATATGCGCACGCAGGCCTTCGCCGCCACGACCACCGCCGCCAGGGCGGCGATCGCGGCGATTGCGATTTCGTTGATCCAGAACTCCATCATTCCCCTTTCTTCGAGAGGTGCACGTTGTGGAACTCGACCCATCGGCTGCCCCTGCCGGCCAGCGGCTTGACCTGGAGGTCCAGCCTGCCGTACCTGAAGCGTTCCCCGACGACCTTGACGGCCACCGAGATGTCGTCCACCGCGACGAACCCCACCCTTCCGACGACCGAGCGGTGCTTCCTCTTGTCCGCGGCCGTGAAGGTCCTTGCCTTGTTCAGCGTTTTCTCCATCATTTCACCCTATCATCCGCCACCGTCAGCTCCACAGCCAGACGACGAACGCGCAGAACGCGAAAAATTGCAGCGTCCACATCAGGCCTCCCTGGCCGCCAGCCGCGCGAAGCGTTCCGCGCGGATGATGCCGGCCATGTGGTTCTCGGTCGGGGTCGACTTCTCGGTGGCCCACCCCGTCGTCGCGGCGCGGACCCAGAGCCTGTCGTCGGAGAATTCCCAGCGCCACCGGGCGCAGTCCTCGCCGATCCAGTTGACGTACGAGCCGGGCTCCACCCAGCGGGCGATCGACTCCATGAGGAGGTCCTCCTGCCCGCGCTTGTCGCCGTGCCACCCGGTGAGGACCATCCATCCGTCCCAGGCGTCGAGCGAGAACCCCATCTCGCGCAGGACCTCGCGCAGGTCGGCGTACTCGGAGAAGTCCGCCCGCATCCACGAGAACCACTTCTCCTCCTTGCCGTCCTCGCCCACGGTGCCGCCACGCTTCATCGTGGGCGGGCACTCGGCGTTGAACGCGCAGATCGCCCTGAAGGCGGCGTCCTCGTCCTGGGTCTTGATGCGCACGGAGATCTCCGTCGCCTCGATGTGGTACCCCATGCCGGCTACTTCCCGACGGCGCGTCGTCGCCTGCGCGTGCGCTTGATGATCGTCCTCACCTGGGCGGTGGAGAACTCGGCGCGCTTCTCGTCGTCGAGGCCGGAGGGATCCTCCACCTGCACGCTGATGGCGAACGCGAGCCTGTCGATCTCCTCGGCCGTCAGCTTGCGGTCGGCCGAGAACGAGACGGTCGCAACGTACGTGTTGGGCGTCTTGTGCTCGACGATCGGCTGCGTGTGCGTCTGCAGGGCCCGCATGATGGCGGAGAACTCGTTCTCCAGGTCCCTCACGCGCCTCGAGAGCTGCCTCTTCTTGTTCTTCTCGTTTTTCTTGGCCACTGGGGCCTCCTTTTTTCTTCTCATTGGAACATCCTATCGGCCGACCTGGCCGGTTGCAACCCCTAAGGGCACATCCGCCACCGTCGTCAGAAGATCCCCTCCCAGACCAGCGACAGCACCCACTCGGTGACGGTCGTCACGATCCCCCACAGGCGGGCGAGCGCGTCGGTCACCCTGCTCATCGCACGTCCACGGCGACGTCGCTCACGCCGAACCCTGGTTCGGCGTACGTCCCGCGCTCCTGTCGTCGCCAGGACCTCGGGTCCCCGACCCGGGTGGCGATGGAGTCCCTGAGGGAGTCGATCTCGTGCTTGGTGAGCGGGCGGCTCGCGGTGAACGCGACGCGGATCCGGTAGTCGGTCGTCGCCGCCCCGTCGTCCGCGACGAGGTCCCCGTCGAATATCGCCCTGATCAGGCGCTCGGCCTCGGCCGGCGCGAGGGGCCGCGTCATCGCCCCGGCCAGGTGGCGGAGCAGGTGGTCGAGCTGGGGCCCCGTCGTCACCGACGCGAGGGCGCCGACGAGGTACTCCACGGCGTTCTCGCCGTGGACGGTCCGCACCAGGGACGCGAGTTCGTTCTCCCTCCCGGCGTCGATCATGTCGGAGTCGGTCATGTCAGAGCTCGTCCCTGTCGAGGAGGTAGACCTGGTACACCGGGCCCGATGCCTTGGCGGTGACGACCCATCCGAGGACCTTTATCCTGTCGCTGTGGCTGTTCAGCTCGAGCTTGTTGCGCGCATAGACGCGGTCCCTCCGGGTGACCGCGGAATCCGCGGTCTCCTCGTACACGGTCCAGACCGATCCGACCGCCGAGCGGCTCGCGCAGACCCCCCTCAGCTTCTCGTACGCCTCGATGGTCTCCTTGGTCGGCCTCCCGTCGGCGCCGTGGACGGCCGGGAAGAGCGGGCCCACCGGGCCGTACTCCGTCCTCATGTCGTCGTGCACGCCCATGGCGTCGGGGCGCTGGGCGCGGAACGCCCGGAACTCCTCGCGGGTCGGGGTGCCCACCTAGGACACCCGCCTGACGATGCGGAACCCGCGCTCGCTGAAGTAGCAGGTGTCGCCGTACCCCTCTTGCGTGTGCTCGTCGAATGCGACCTCGTAGACGACCGCGCCGTATCGCCGCGCCTCGGCCATGTCGCTGGTCGCGTGCGCGATGCGCCAACCCGGCGGGTAGCCGCCCGTGTCCTGCGTCGTCGGCGTGGGGTGAACCTTGCGCGTGCGGCTCGGGAACGCCACGGGCGTGCCGTGGTACAGCACCGGGTCAGCCATCGTAGTCCTCGTCGTCCTCGTCGTCCTCGTACTCGTCCCTCGGGTCGCCCGCGCCCTGGTCGATGAGCGAAACGAAGCCCGCGTTCGGGTCGTCCTCGTTCTTCCAGACCGCCTGGATGAACCGCAGCGAGCAGGAATCCTCGTACCACTCGGTGAGCTGGTCGAACATCTGGTCGGGCGAGCCGGCGAAGGTGCGGTCGTCGCAGCCCCGGCCGTTGTAGTTGTCCCGGAACCACCTCGCCTGGGCCTCGTCCATGGCGAGGTAGATCTTGTGGCAGCCGTCGAACGCGATGAGGATCGCGTTCTCCGCGTGCTCGCGGGTCGCCGCCCAGCCCTCGTCCAGGTCGTAGGCGTCGTGCTTCTCGTAGTCGGCCTGGAGCTTCGTGCTCATTCGTAGTCCTCGTCTTCGTGGTCGTCGTCCAGGTCGCGATCCACCTCGAACCATCGCATGACGGTCGCGAGCAGGTTGTCGTAGTCGCCCGAGGTCGCCTCGGCGCGGAACGCCTCCCACTCGGAGTCGGGCAGGTTGGCGCGTCGCATGATGCGCCTGATGCGGCCGAGGATCGAGAAGGCGTTGCCGTCCTCGCCGACCATCGGGATGTTTATGTCTGGGTACTTTGTTTCCATGGCCACCACGCTACGATCCCACCTTGCCTCTTGCAACCTTTAAGTGTGTGACATTCTTCACAGCCTTGTGGGTTGCAACCAACAAGGCGGCCAGGTAGCGTTCGGGGGATGGACAACCAACGGATGCGATCGGCGGGGGCGTGATCGGGATCTTCGTCCGCGTCAGCACGCGCCTGCTGCTGGCCCGGGGCCACGAGCTGCTCCCCGTGAGCAGGACGCGCTTCGGTTCCCCGTGCAGGTTCGTGAGGGTGGTGGACCTGCTCGTGCACGTGGTCCTGCCCGAGGTGATCGGCGGCAGGCTGCCCGGGGCGGCCGACTACCTGCGCTCGACGTCCCCGAGATGGGGGAGGACCTGGCGCCATTGGTGACGGGTCATCCGCCACCGTCGGATACGGAGCCCCCCGGGGCTCCCGCGGCGGGCTCCGCGGTCCCGTTCCCCGTCGTCCCGCTCCGCGGTCCCGAGCGGCCGGCCGCCGTCGGCGGCCCGGCGCGCTGGACTCGGGAACGGCGCGCGTCGTGCCGGCGGAGAGGTTCGAACTCTCACTCTCGAGATTTTAAGTCTCGCGCCTCTCCCGGTTGGGCTACGCCGGCGACCACCATCCTACCGCGGCGCGCTGGACTCCGGAACGGCGCGCGGGCGCGTCTTCCCGCTAGGATGGGTGCCTGATGGGACACGATGCGAAGTACCACCGCGACTGGAGGCACAGGAGGAAGTACGGCGACGGCCCCAGGACGTGCGCCGAGCCCGGTTGCGACGTGGTCCTGAACTCGTACAACCGCAACCCGTGCTGCTCGCTGCACAACTTCGTCTACGCGAGGAGGAACCGGACCAAGGGGTTCTGACGCCCCCGGCTCACGGCTAGTCCTCCTCCCCGGCCAGGAAGGGCTTCAGGTGGAGGCCCTCGACTATGAACGCCGCGGTGCGCACGAGGCCGTTGGGCATCGTCACCTCGGCGTCCCACTCGCCGAGATCGGCGAGGCGTATCGCCTCCTCCGCGGTCCCCGCGAAGCTGGGGTGGACCGGGGGGTAGTGGTTGGACGACAGGTGCCAGAGCAGCTGCTGCCGCCTGGGCAGGCCGAGCTCGTCGCCGGCCTCGATCATTCCCTCGGTCGAGATGCGTCCCATCGCGTCACCAGCTCGCCTGGTAGTAGAAGTCGATGTCGCCCAGGGGGGCGGTCGTCTCCTCGGCCTCGATCCTGAGGCCCGCGGGCTTGCGGCCGGCCGAGAACCAGTCGTTCAGGACCGAGTTCATCTGCGACACGGTGTGCGAGAGGTCGCCCCAGTACCAGTCGTCGATCTCGTACGACCCGAAGAAGAACCCGTCCGTGGGCGGCAGCAGTTGCGCGGCCTTCTGCGGGTCCCTGTCGGCGAGCAGTTCCTCGCAGACGTGGCGCAGCGAGACGAGCCCCTCGCGGGGGATCCACATCTCGCGGCAGTCGTCCACGCCGTCCCGGGCGAACTCCCTGACGAACCATCCGTGGATGGCGTTGGCCTTGCGCCAGTACGCCACGCACAACGAGACGCTGCCGTTGAGGCCGACGCCGATCCCGCCGTCGGCCTTCACCGCGGACATCCCGGCCGCCTCCTTCACCGCGGCGAACTCCGCCCTGGCCTTCTCGCCGTAGAACTCGTACCCGGAGATGTGCTTCCTCGCGTAGAGGTATTGGTCGAGTCCCATTATTTCCTCCCCTTCTTCCCGTTCTTCTTCCTGGTCCTCTTCGCCCGGGCGGCCTCCTCGGCGCAGAGCTTCTCGTAGGCGCGGATGAGCGTCGTGAGCCGCACGCCCACGTCCTTGGCGAGGTACGGGTTGTCGTCGAGTGCCTCTCGCTCCTCGTCGCTGAAGTCCTCGTCGCTGAAAACGAACGTTCCGTCGGCGGCGTCGATGAGCGTGTCCGTTCCCGCGTGGTACACGTAGTAGGTGGTCTTGCGCTTCCTGGTCATTCTATTTGCTCCGTTTCTTCCTTGGTTTCTTGTCGGTCATCCGCCGCCGTTCGAGCTCGTAGATGGTGTCCGCCGCGGCGTCCGTCATCCAGTCGCCCAGGTTGGAGAACTCCAGCACCTTCTCGGCGGCCAGGAGCACGGCGTCCCACTGCTCGTCGGAGAGCTTCTGGTCGAGCATCCGCTCGAACCATTCCCTGTCCCACCAGGCCACGGCGACCTCGTCGGTCGCCGCGTACCTGCTGGAGAGGCTGTCCGTGATCGTGGAGATTTGCACACCGCCACGCTACGAGCCCGCCTTGCCCCTTGCAACCTTTAAGTGTGTGACGTTTTTCACACCTTTAACGGTTGCAACCAACAAGGCGGCCGGGTAGCGTTCCTGGCCTAGGAATGGAGGGGTTTATGAACGAACAGAACGAGGCCCAGGAGTACGCCCAGCACATCGCGGACGAGGTCCGCGCCCTGGACGCGGCCCTGTCCGGGGGCGAGGGGGCGGCCGACGCGCTGAAGTCCCTCGAGATGGACGACCTCGTCGACCACGGCGAGGATCCGTTCTCCCTGTGGGTGAATGAGACCGTCCTGGACGTCTCCGTGAGGGTGGACGTCAGGGGCTACGACCACGGGGCCACCGTGATCGTGCTGCGCACCTGCGGGGGCCCGCGGTGCGAGGTCGCGTGGGACAGCCACGACGGCCCGAACGTGGAGGTTTTCGCCTGGTGGGGGCACGACCAGGGCCGCGTCAGGCTCTACGTCCCCAACCTCGTCGCCCGTTTCGACGAGCTCGCGGGCCTGCACCACGTGGGGGCCTGAGGTGGGGCGCGACACGAGTTTCGCCCGCGCGGTGGAGGCGATCATCCACGACGTGGTCAGGCCCAGGGTCGAGCCCGCGCACGAGGAGGCACTCCTCGCCCAGATGCGCGAGGCCGGCGTCGAGCCCGACAGGCAGTCCGGCTTCTTCCATTTGTACAGGGCACTCGAGGGCGGCATCGCGTACGACGGCTGCGCGCCCGACCCATACGCGGGGATCGAGCACCCCGACTTCGCCCAGGCCGTCCGCGCGGGCTGCGCCCTCGTCCTGGTGTCCCACGGCTGGGCCGCCCCTGGCGACCTGCCCGACACCGCCCCGGCCGACCACCCCGGGAGGCGGAAGGTCAGGCTGAGCATCGTGATCGAGGGCCTGGACCGGATGACCTCCGTGATGCGTTTCGCCGACGACCCGGGCGACCCGCTCGTCGAGACCGACGGTCGCGGCGACCTCCGCGACGCGATCGAGTCGCGGATCCTGGACATCGTCCACTCGATGGGCTAGCGGCCCATCCGCCACCGTCGCACCCGCAAGCCCCCCGCGGCGCGTTTCGTTCCGCGGTCCCGACGACCCGTGACGGGCGCCGCAACCCTCCGCGGGGACGCGCGCGACGCGCTGGACTCCGGAGCGCGCCGCGGGTCGCCGCCGCGTGCGCGGCGCGGATCTACCCGAGGGCCGCATCTTGTTGGTTGCAACTCGCAAGAAGTGGCGATAGCGTTCGGGGCATGGAAAACGACAACCCTCTCTCCGAGAAGCAACAGGAGGACCTGGAGGACCTCGCCCACGAGTTGGAGCGGGCGATCCACTATTACCGGGGGATGCTCGACTCGATCCGCGGGGGCGGGTACTCGCCCGGGGACGCGCAGGTCGACTGGGAGCAACTCGCCTTCACCGAGGGCCTCAACCCGATGGCGGCCCTCGAGCAGTTCGCGCTGGGGGACCCGGAGCAATAGCGCGCCCCGGCGGCCACCGGCGTACGGCCGTGCCGTCCCGCGGCAAATCCGCGGTCCCGCCCCC